ATTACGCATTGCTTTTGTCAGACCTTTTTTTTACAATAGCACTCCACCACGCGCCTATAGCTCAACAGGATAGAGCAGTTGCCTCCTAAGCGATCGATCGGGGTTCGAGTCCCTGTGGGCGCACCAACAAATATAACGATACTACACGATAAACCCTTGCAAGCCACGAGCTGCAAGGGTTTTTTATTATTTAATACCTGATAGTCACCGATTAATAGCGGTATCTGCTACTTGTACACGGTAAAAATAACGGTATTATAGACGGTAATCATCGATACCGCCAAATAGGATACCGTCAAAATGGCAAAAATAATAAAACCGTTGACCGATTCGCAGGTCAAACAAGCCAAGCCGCAAGATAAGCCATACAAGCTGGCAGATGGCGGGCGTCTTTATTTATATGTTAGCAAACTCGGTGCTAAATCGTGGCGAATGGATTATGTCAGGCCAATTAGTAAAAAGCGCGCGACCATCACTTTAGGGCTTTATCCCGACGTTACTTTGTCACAAGCTCGAATACAGCGCAAAGAGATCCGCGCACTGTTGGCACAAGGTATCGACCCGCAGCAAAAAAAGATAGATGACGAGCAAGCGCAAGCGATGCTATCAAACAACACGTTTGCAGCGGTAGCAGCGGACTATATGAGCCGTAAGCGTAATGTCAGCGCCGCTACTATCGTAAATAATAATAGACAGCTTGCACGGCTAAATAAGCATATTGGCGACATACCGATAACTGACATTAAGCCAATTGATGTATTAAAGGCTTGCCGGACTGCCGAAGCACAAGGTTACTATGAGACAGCTATTAAGATGCGGACCATTGCGGGCCAAGTATTTAGGTATGGCGTACAGACTGCCATGTGCGAGCGTGACGTAACGCAGGATTTAATCGGCGCACTACAGGCACCAATAGTAGCGCATCATCCGGCCATCACTGATCCAAAAGAGTTGGGCATCTTGCTAAATGCAATCGATAGCTATGAAGGTAGTTTCGAGGTGCGTATCGCAATTAAACTTATACCTATGCTATTTGTGAGAGCTGGAGAATTGCGTTATGCGCTGTGGGACGAATTTGATTTAGACGAAGGCACTTGGACGTTTACGCCTAGAAAGACGCAAAGACAAACAGGTGTATCACTTATTGTACCCTTGCCTACACAAGCGATTGAGTTAATACGTGAGCTATCATTGCACGCGCGCAGTAAGTATCTATTCCCTGCTATTCACACGACGGTTAAACCTATGAGTGAAAATACAATGAATCAGGCGCTCAAGCGTTTAGGCTATGACGGCACCAAACAAACAATTCATGGCTTTAGGGCAACCGCCAGAACATTGATTGTGGAGACTTTTGGTGTTGAATATGAGCAAGCTATTGAGCTTCAATTAGGTCATAACGTAAGGGATATTCATGGGCGTGCTTACAATAGGGTTCAGCTTATTTCCATGAGGCGAAAGATGCTGCAAATGTATGCGGACCTTCTCGATGAGTTAAAATTACAAGCAATAAACCATTGAATTTGTTATAATATTTATAAAGCAAAAGGCCCTGATATTACTAGTATCAGAGCCTTTCTAATCAAAACCAACTGATCGGAGTTAGTAATGACTGACCGCAATTGTAATACCTCATTGACCTCAAAGCAAACAAAAAGACATACAACCCAATCATTTATAGAAAAATCCATGCTTGTTCATGGAGATAGGTACGACTACTCAAAATCAAAACTAATAAACATGAGTTGTAGTGTGATAATAACCTGCAAAAAACACGGAGATTTTTATCAAGGCGCTGGGATTCATTCGCGCGGTAGCGGCTGTCAGAAATGCTTTGCTGAATCAAGAAGTATAAAAGTAGATAGCACAAGGGAAGGGTTTATAAGAAGGTCTAAGGCAAAGCATGGCGACCTATTTCTGTATGATAACGTGGTTTATAAGAATACCAGAACAGACGTACTAATAACATGCAGAAGGCATGGTGATTTTAAAATAAAACCCGCATCTCATATAGCTGGTACTGGTTGCCCAGAGTGCAAAAGCCTCAAAAAAATGAACACTCAGAAATTTATTCGTAAATCTATAAGTATTCATGGAGTGAGGTACGATTATAGGCTCACCGATTTTAAGAGCTATAAAGACGGCGTTTATATAATTTGCTTGCACCACGGCGCGTTTAAGCAGTCTGCAAACGCTCACTTAAGTGGTAGTGGTTGCCCAAAGTGCGCCAATTTGCGTAGTGGTTGGAGTAGGACTGACTTTAGTAATTACTGCAGGTTAAATAACGATGGCATGGGTACTTTGTACGTAATAAAGTGCTACTTAGAAGATGAGGTGTTCTACAAGGTGGGGATAACATCTAAGAGCATCAAGAGTAGGTTTCCATCTAAAAAAGATATGCCGTATGATTATGATGTTGTATATGAGGTAGTAGATGATGGGTGTGAGATATACGACCTAGAGAATAGTTTACTAAGGATTGTGAAGGGAGGTAGATATATGCCTAAGTTGGATTTTAGAGGTAAGCATGAGTGTTTTTCTAACCTACTACCTATAACCAAATACCTATCAAGCCTATCAGTAGCGCCCATGATCGATAGTACCCTCGTAGAACCTCAACACTATATCAGTAAAGGCTTTAACTGCTATCAGTAAATGCAATGGTGCAGATACGGTGCAAATCCAACCACCGAGTAATCCTCGGTACTTCAAATTTTAGGCACAAAAAAATAGCCCACCAAGTTAATGATGGGCTAAACATAGCTAAACATAGCTAAACATAGCTACCAACCTTGTTTTTTAGCTAGTTTGTAGGCATTAGCGAGTTTTACATCATACTGATTTTTAGCATAAGCCGAGCCGTTATAGCCACGCGCAAACCCTGCCCAGTCATGGCGCTGTAATTTACTGATAAGGTTGTTGGCTTTTAAGAACATACCCATCGCTTTGAGCTGCTTAGCCTCGCTTTCATGCATATCATCAATAAATGCTTTGACCGATGGATAGCCAATGCTTACAGCGTTTCTACCTAATATCTGCCCTAAACCCCACGATGCAGACTTGTGCGCCGCCTCCCAGTGTAGATCAGAAGCAATCTTTAACTTATCATGCGAGCTGCCACCAACGCGATATAGTGACTTATCCCACTTTGGTGATAACAATCCTGCGTGAGCTTTTTGATACTCAGCGCGTTTAGTGTAGTAATGTATTTTACCTAACTCGTTCCAAAACACATGAGGCTCAAAAAGGATTGTAGGGCGACCTTGATTATCAAAACCATTGCCGGCTGCCTCAACATCAATGACCGCTTTAAGTGCTGCCGGCTCAATTTTTAAATCATTGGCGACCGCAATAATATCGGCTTTAGATAACTTTTTGCTGCTAGTCACATTCCACCCCATTAATAAAGACAACTGCTCTTGCAAAAAATCAGGACTCATTGTGATTAGCATATTGTTAATAGCAGCGACCTGCACAAGCGTTAATTTTTTATTCGCTTGATTGGCTCGCACCCAGTCGAATAGCTGTTTTACGTCCATATTTAGCTCCAAAAAAAGCCCTAATTAAAGGGCGATGTTTAATCTTACTTGCTAGAGCTTTGGTTGCTTAACGATGCGACCAATAAAGCCTACGACTAAAACCACAATAGCCATGCCGACTGAATCGCTTGCTAAAGCTACTCGCACAATTTCCGCAATCGAGCCGTCAATATAGCCTTTAGCTACCAACGCATTAAGCAATACGCCGATCAAGACAGCGACAGTCGGCAAGATAACCGCTAACGACTTATACATTTTTTGCCAATTGTTAATTAATTTCATAATTCCTCACTTATTATATTTACTTGATATTTTGCGAACCTGCATATAAGCGCTGTATCTTGTGATTAAGAGCAGCGCTAAAACCCACATAACAAAACTTAAAAACCTTGCGAGCGTATATCCCCAGTGCCCTTGATAACCGAGCGTATGTAGCATTGGGTATGATGTGATAGCTGATAATGCTAAAAAGCCGTATATCACCCAACCTAACGCCCCCGCACACACTACGGCCAATTCAAGTATCGGCGTATAAACCCCGTCATCGACCACCCTCATGCGCGTAAGCATAACAACCAAGCCTAAGATGACAGCACATAGTGCCATCGTTAAATCAAGATAAATCGGCGCTATCATCACTATCACTCCTTTTATAGCTTGTATCAACCGTAAAGTCGTCATCGACCGATGTATCAATGCCTGTGCGACTCCTAACCGCTTGGTTGAGTGTTTTGTTTATACGCTTTTGGTTGCTAATCCACACCATCGTACCTGCAACCAGCGGCGCACTAAATAGACCTGCCAACAGTGCAAACAGTGGCAATGCACCTGATTGCGCCTCGTTAAAGTTATTAACCGCAACACTTAAAGCTACGCCGCTAGACAAGCCGATTAAGAACTTTGCAAAAGGCGGATAATTAAAATTCTTATCAATCTCGGGTATTTTTACAAACGCCGCGCACAATCCACCTGCTGTAGCGAACACCCAAACACCCGTCCAGCTCAGCAAGAAAGGTGCAGGTAACACCCTTGATTGTATGAGTTGGTCAGCAGCCCATGCGCTCACGGGGTACGATGCAGCTAGGGCAGCTATACAAGCCAACCATAGCTGCCAAAACTTGATTTTAAGCATCTAGCCCCCTCAAATTTTAGATAATAAAAAACCACTCAAAAGAGTGGCTAGTTTTTGACGGCTATAGCAATGAGACAAGCCCACCATAGCCACTTAAATTTAATTTCAAGCATTGTCTCTCCTCAAGTTTTGATAATAAAAAACCGCCCTATTCGGCGGTGTTTGGTTTGGCAGTTAATACGCTATCTTTTATATACTCAGTCGCATCGTTAGCCATTCGAGGTATTTCGACCATCAATTCATTCGTTTTTAGAGTCACTATGTCAACCATAAAACTGGGTATATCAATCGACTTTACTATTTCACCCGTGTTTTTATCGTACACTGCAAATATCATCTTATCTCCTCACCGTCATAGCAGTCATGTGTCTCTCGTAAACATAGCTAGAGTATGCTGCCCTCAGTCGTACAGATACCACTGCATCAGTCGATTGCTGCGGGACTATTCTTTGTATGTTAAATGTGCCACCTAAGCGCGGACTGCCGCCCACACCTTGCGAATAGTGAACGTGGATGACACCGCCGAAAGGGACACCATCTTTATATAGTTGTGCTTCTATAGCTTGCCCCCCTGATGATGGTACGCTTTGCGCGGTATTATTCCATAAGTATGTACAGCTAACGCTTACGTTTGTGTACCCCATACTAGACGGTACGGTTATGCTTTGTACTTCTACAAACTCATAAACAGTTCCAAAATATAACCTAGCTTCAGTGTATGCCGTAATGGGGATTGTTACCGCGTTGTCATTAATCTGCAAGGTATCAACCGCAAGGTTTGCAATCTTACCTGTCGTCACCGCCAAATCATCAATCTGCGCCGATTTAATGGCGCCCTCTTTGACTTGTAGTGTATCAATAGCCCCATCTTTGACTTGCAGCGTATCAATAGAGCCTTTCGGCGCGTAGAAGTTACGCATATAAGTACCAGCAGGTACAGTCACGCCATTAATCGTCTGTTGATTTGTCAGCACCATAAATGGGCTTGTGCCGTTGACATCGTTAGGCTTGCCGACTGGTGCTGATATGCTAAACCTATCGGCTCGGATATCGAAAGCGCTTGTCGCGCCATCGTTCATCAAGCCAAAACCTGATATTTTACCGCCACTATCTAGCTTAACCGTGTATTGCAAGTTAATGCCGTCGATACTACTTTGCGCTGTCTGTATGCTTGCCGTGTTACCTGCCACTGTGGTCTGCAAAGTACCAACCGATGTCGCCGTGGCATTGGTTTTTGACGTTGTGGCTGTCAGCTCAGTTTGTATCGTTGCGATATTGCTTGTCGCAGTATTGGCTTTACCTAACGCCTCGGTTGCTGTTGCTTGCGCGGCATTGGCGGCTGATTGTGCATCAGTTGCAGCTTTATCGGTTACGATTGACCATGTGTTACCATCCCATCGCTTAGGTGTGTTTTTACCTCCTGTTGTATCAATCCATAAGTTTTGAGCAAGACGCTTTGCTGCGACTGGTATTGTTGAACCAAAGATAACTTCGCCTTTATTACCTGCTGCCGTTGCTGCATTATTTGCTGCCGTTTGTGCTGCATTAGCAACCGCTGTTGCTGCATCAGCTTTGGCAGTAGCGTCTAACTTAGCTGCTGCAAGTGCTGCATCGGCTTTATTCTTAGCGTCAAGTGCTGCCGCTGCTTTGGCTGCGCTTTCTGCCGCCGCTGCCTTATCGGTTGCATCGGTTGAGGCTGCCGCTTGAGCTGCATCTGCTTTAGCTTTGGCTTGCGCCTCGGCGTATATCTTAGCTGCCGCCTCCGCTGCTGCCGACTTGGATTGAGCATCAGCTATTGCCTGGTCGGCTGTGGCTTGAGCGGTAGAAGTAGATGATTGCACTGTATCGACGCGCTGACTTAATGCCGTATCAGCGTTTGACCTTGCGGTAGCCTCACTTTGTATGGCTGCCGAGTTTGCGCCTGTGGTGGCGTTCAAGGTTTCAATGCTGCTTGCTAGTGCTTCATCTTTAGTTGCTAATGTGTTAAGGCTCTGCGTGATAGTCGCATTGCTACTCGCAACATCAGATTGCAGTACGGTGATGCGCTCATTGGTCGCATAATTGTCACGGGCAACCGTTTTCCAGTATGTCCACTGCACACTACGCGCCGCATCTGCATACTGACTTGCGTCTGCATATTGCGGCTTGTAATCAGCACGCATGACATTAATCTGCTCAGCTTGCGCACCAAGCTCATTGGTGAGCGTGCTATTAATATCGGTAATATTAGAAGACAGATTACCAATATCGCTGCTAAATTTGCTATCAAGTGAAGTAATGCGGTTCGCTTGCGACTGCTGTTCTGTCGTGAGCGTTTGCATATTTTCAGTAATAGCAGACGATAACTGCGACACTTGGGTATTCAGCTTGCTATCAAGCGCACTATTCGCTTGGGTGAGCGCCATTACTTGGTTTGCGCGGGTTTGCTCCTCTCTTAAAAGCGCGGCATTTGATGCGCCTGGTGACGGACGGCCAACCGCTATCCAATCAATTGAATAGTAGTTTAAATTGTCTGCGCTTGACGCCAGTTTTAGGCCAAAGCCATTGATAGTACCTGTCCACGGCACATCAATATCGAGCGTGGCAATGTTGTTTATATCAAAAGCAGGCTCATCAATGGCCAAGCTGCCGCCCGACCATGTGATAAGACCGCCCCATGTCGGAGATTGCTTTTTCTGTATGCGCAGTTTGACATGATGATAGCCGTTGCCGTTTAACTCAAATGCAGGGCTGCTGATGGTTTCTGTACGCACATTTAACCAGCCGGTCGCATAAGTGCCGGCAGTCCAGCCATCGCTACTACTATCAAAATGCCAAATTTGATACGGGTCAAACTGTTCACCAACTCCGGCGGATATTAAGCTGATTTGCTGAGCTAAGCCTTCAAAGCGCGTCGCTGTTGCTTGACGTTCTTGGTGCAATAACCCTGATGTGATTTGCGTCACATCATTGCCGGTATATCCGCCAACCATTTGCGCTGACAGTGTAGAGACTTGCTGCGCAACCGCTTGGTTTGCAGTGACATTCAAACTGATGCGCTCATTAAAGCTAGCAGATGAGTTTTGATAGTCAGCGGACAAGGCGCGGATAGACTCAGCATTCACATAATCAGCATGAGCAATGGTTTTAGCAAACGTCCAAACCGTTGCACGCGATTGATCTACGTACTTGGTCTTGTCTGCATACCCAAAATCCATCTCTGATGACAAGTAGTTTAGCTGCTCCGCTTGTACACCGTTTTCGTTGATGAGTGTTTGTTGACGCTCTTTAACAGTGGCAAGCTGACCATCGGTTGCAGACTGCGCCACGGTAACCGTATTGATGTCGTTAGCCAACGCATCGGCGGTTGCTTGTAATTGCTGCTGTTGCTCAAGTGCTGACTGCTGTATCGCATTAGTACGCGCTTCACGTTCAGCGGTAATCGCTTGGTTTGACTGAATGATTGCATTAATACGATCTTGCGTTTCTTGACTGATTGCGTTTTTATTTATCTCAATGTTTGCAATTTTAGACGTTAAAATATCGTTGAGACTGCTCTCGTCAATCTGACCTTGTATCAAGTCCATAATTTTATCAGCGTTGGCATCCGTCGTACCTGTTACCCATGCTGACCACGGCGATTTAAAGCCCAGTTTATCAACCAAACGCGCACGATACGACTGCGATAAATTACCTTGCAGACCTGTGACTGTATGTGTGTTTGTCGGATAGCTGACCTGTGTAAGTGTTGCTACGTTTACATCAGGCGCACTACCGACTTGGATTTCAGTGTAGGCTGCATCACCTGAGCCTGCCGCAAAACCCCACTTTAAATCCATGCCAAACAAGATACCTGTCGCGGTCAAGCCGACAATCGTAGGCGGCAACCCTATCTTGCCCTTGATTGCGGTAAGCGTTGATGTAGTTGGTCTTGATTGCACATCAAACGCACTGATAGCACGGACACGCGCCATATAGTTACCACTATAAACGCCGTCAATCTCAACTGATACGTTGCCAGTACGCGGTACTTTTACCCAAGTGCCATCGTCTTTGCGCCATTCAGCATCGTAAGCGACTGCGCCTTTGACCTGTGACCACGAGATAATGAGCGTTGTTACTGTTTGCCCTTGCACTTCGCGATGACGACTGGCGACAGTCACGCTTGCCGGTGCATCGACGGTATCAGGATTAACGATGGTTATTTCTGTTGGTTTTACATCAGTGCCAAAATCAATCGCATCATATTTTTGCGGCTCATGCTGTATTGCAGTGATTGCATAAGTCGCGTCATCGTTTTCAGTGATTGACATGACACGAAAACGCATGAGTTTTAAGTCTGCGGTTTCAATCGCCCAAACGTGTTCAGGCTCAGCACTGGTAAATGCTGCTGTAACAGTAATACGATTACCGACCACATTGCTGATATTACGACGCTCAGATTTGCCACTACCGCCGTTAATGATAAGAACATCACCAACACTAGCCGTTACTTCTCTATCAAGCTCTATGATGCGCTGTGTGCTGTTTACGGTAGACACACGGCCACCATTGGCGCGACCTGCAAACGCCTCGTCAGACAAGCTAATTATATTACCAACTCTTGGTATTGCGCCGTCTAAGCCTACGCTAAATGTTACTTGGCGTGTTTCTAATTGCTCGGTCTTTAAAGCCCACAATCCTGCGCGTTGAGCCTGTGCCTGACTGGTGCAACCAAACGCTGACAAGTCCAAAACTTTAACACCAAACTTTGACATCGCCTTTTCGTCACGAATGTACTCGTACTCAGTTTGGTAGTCGTTGTTAGGGTTATCCCAAGCGACTTTTGCAAGCGTATGACGGTCACGATTGCGAGTGCCTGAGTATTGAATACCTGCCACGCCGCCAACAATGTTAGCCGATGAATATGTGTAGATAGAATCCTGCGGTACATCGGCATCAAGCATGATACGCTCACCCGTCCAAAAGGACATAGCGCGAAATATACCGGCGATGTTTTGCAAAACGGTATAGGCTTCTTCTTGCTTTTGTAGATAAACGTTACAAGTAAAGCGTGGCTCTAAGCCGCCTTGACCATCTGATACTGGCTGATCGCAATACTGCCCTAGTGCATATAATGACCATCTATCAATCATCGTTGCATCTAGTCGCTCACCCAAGCCACCGCGCCATTGAGTGCATAAGTCATAAAATACCCAAGCTGGGTTATTGCTATAAGCGTCTTTAAAGTTACCTGTCCAAATGCCGGTATAAGTACGAGCTACTGGGTCATAATTATCAGGTACACGAATAATCTTGCCTTTCAAGCGCACCGACATTTTAGCGATATTGCTAAACAGCTCAGCGTTATACTGAACGCCAAGCAAAGCGGTATTAGGATAAGACAACTTAACGTCGATGACCTCGGCCACAGCGTCAATCATCATCGTGTCTTGGATTAAGTCGCTGGTGCTATTAGGCGTAATACGGCGCACACGTAGCTGCCAACCTGTTTTTGCTTTTGGCAAATCAATGCGATGGGTGCGCTCATAACCTGCACTGGTTTTATCTTGTATTTTGGTCGTTAAAACGGTTTGATAAGCGCCGCCGTCTGTTTGTAAATCAATGGCATAATCAATCTTATAGCCTTTTACGTCACCATTCTCGCCGTTGGTTTCTGATAAGCGATTCCATTTAAAACGGACACGGACAGCGCTAATTTGTGTGTCATTGAACGCTTTAATCCACGGCTGCGAACTGCGTAGCTCTACATTAACGGGCGTTTCATTACTAACATCAGGAAAGCCTTTAATATATTCTTGGTCATTGCTGCCGTTTCTAAAATCCCAAGTAACGCCTTCAAAGTTTGGATTGCCTGCATCATCAACCAGTGGTGTACCATCGAGGCGGATTGACCTTGCCCCGTCTGCTAAGCCGTAAACCTCACCTTCGCACAAGCCGTAAAGGATTTTGACGGTAGATATTGACGATACGGTATCTTTGCTAATATTCGGCTTGCGCGGTGCTTTTTGACCTGCTTTAGCGCCTCTAATTCTCATATCACTCATCATTGCGTATCCTCTGTATAAATACCTGCCGACCCTACGAACCCGCCTTGGTCGCGCTCACCGTATGATAGCGGCACACAGTTGCCTTGCGCCGTGGTTGTCACTGCACCGCCAAAGCCGTAGTTTGCTCGGTTGCCGTCCTCGTCTTGCTCACCAAGTTTGGGATTAGGCATAAGCAAACTTGCAGCGCCGCCAATCATCAAGCCGACACCTGCGCCAATCATTGCCAGCCCATTAGCCGAGCCTAATCCGCCACTAAACCCAATTAACGCCGCCCCTGCTATCACTTGCAGCCAACCAAACGCCTTGCCGCCTGACCCCATAATCTTAGGCACAATATGAATCACACTTGCGCCTGTGGCGTCCTCAATCTCGTCCTCACCGATATTTCTATCATCAGCAAAGACGGCAAAGCGCATACCGTTTTGCTCGGCTTGCAGCATGAATAGTTTGAACTCTGGCATTTGGCAGCTAAGGGCATGAGTGGCTTCAAAAGCCGATTCTACAGAAAGCTCAAAAAACTCGCCAAACTTTTGCGCCAAAATTCCATGTAAATGTATCGTCTTGAGTTTCATAAATTTCGCCCATAAAAAAAGCCACCGGTTAAGGTGACTTGTTTGTGTTTTGCTTTAGGTTTTAATGACGGGAATTGCGTTTTGTGACATTCGTTTCATCGTAATTATTATTCTGTCGCTCAACCCTTAACGCTTCTAGCTTCTTATTAATCGCTGATAGTGTTTTTTCGACACAAGGGATTAACCCGTCTACTGCTTGTTTTTCAGACGAACCGTAAGTCCGTATCTCGATTTCGTGTTCAAAGTCATAGGCGTCAACAACCTTGATTGTAGTCCTAGCATCCCAACTGCTCTCCTTGCACTTACCATCGTTATATGTACTTATTTCAGTCATAACAAGCTCCATGCTTTAGGTTTTATTTATCAACCTTAGTTTCTTTACCAGTTTTCTTGTTGGTAAATATAAAGTAGTCAGGGTATTCTTGAACGTAGCTATCTGAATCATTATCAGGTGGCGCGTTGCTATCAGTCAGTGGCTCAACTTGCACATTGTTGCCATAAGCGACTTGTCGAGCATTGTTAAATTCATCGAGCGTTTGTTCTTTGATGGGCTGTCTTTTGCTATCGCTATTGGCTTTTATTACTTCTTCGATGGGTTCGCCATCAAGCATATAGCCGCTTGGCTTAGCATTAACTGGCAGATGACCAACAAAAGACATCAGGTTCTTTCTTATACCATCTTTCAGCTCATCTTTTTCTTCTTGGTTGTTGTTGCTCATTGGTATAGGGTGGTTTTCATCTTCAATCATTTTTGATGCGTTATCACTAACAGATTCAACGAACGACCTGTAATCGCCACCATCAATAACGCCCTTTTCGCAAAGGTATAAAAGTAGCAACCTAATAGCTATACGGCTCTCAACATCAGAACGCGCACCAAAAGTAGGCTTGAAAACTTCATTAGTTGCCTTGTCTATTGAATCACTCATAATATCACTCACTGTAGTAATCACTGATAAGGGTGTCGGCAAGCATATCAGTGTTTATGCTGTTCGGTAATGACCCTAGCCGACCTCTGTATTATACCTTAAATCAATGACTTATGCCTGATTATCATTGCTGCCCTGCGCTGCCACGCTTCCCCATATATCTCACGTATGGAGTCGCGACCGTATGGGTGGTGCAATACCAAGCAATCGCCGATAACGTCCTCTGTGCGCTCAGATTTGAGCTGTCCGTCGCCGATAAACACTAGGGCATGGTTCACATGGGCAGTACGCCCAAGCCTTGCGAGTATCAAGTCGTGTTCTTGGATTGTATCGACTTCAACAAAGCCCTCTTTTTTAAACCCATCAAGATATAGCGGTTTGCTGTCTTTATCCTCCCACCAACAATCTTGTCGCTCATAATCGTTTAAGGTTATGCCAAGCTCACGTTGATAGTAGTCTTTAATGAGGCTATAACAATCCATAAGGCCGTGATGATACTCACGCCCTAACAATGGCGCTTGATAACCATCAGGCTTGTGTAGCGCAACGTCAACGCCGTTCGTAATCACCCACGGCAGACCATGCAAGTTCATTTGCACTCTATCGGGCTGACTAGGTGCGGTCGTTCCATCAGGGTGCGAATGGCAGTAGGCTAAAATCTTACCTTCTTTTTCAGCTCCTACGAGGTCGATAGGGTCGATTTCAAACTGAGCATCATCGGCTGCTATATTGGTGCAAGGGATATACTCTTTGCCGATTATTACGCCGCAGCACTCACGCGGATATTCGGCGTTAGCATGAGCAATGATCGCTTTTTTAATCGATTTGGTTAGCATTAGATTTGCCTTATTTTCAACAATAAAAAAACCCTATCAATTAAGATAAGGCTTTGCGTAACACCGGAGTCGAACCGAATACATACAACCAAAGAACACTGCTATCAATGATTGACTAACATCGCACTTTTCAGTGAGACCATAGCCCCCGCTATGTTTGTTACACGTTGTTATTATACCACAAAATCAACCTTTTACGAGCGAACTTGAAGGAAATCCCCCGAAATTATGCTCATTTCCCCTAATACGGCAGCCATCACTTAAACGTCCTGAGCACTTATCAAGCGCAGGATTATCAGTAGGCAAGCCTTCATCAGTAAACATTGCTGTACCCATGTATTTACATTCTTCGCCTCTGTACCTGCCGTGGAGCGCCCAGTGACAGTAACTTGTTATCTCACGGCTTGGTATCCTCGAACCCTCGAAGTCCACAGCGTTACTCAGCTCGAACGTGACAGATAACGCATTTTCACCCGTCTTTTGCTCCGTAAACCAAACCTGTTTACGATACTCATTCGGGTCAGCTTGCGAATTGCCGTAAGTGAAGTTTGCAGCGTCTAAGTATTGAGCAAGAGTGTTAGTAACGGTGAGTTTTGCCCCTGCTAGGTCATGGTATTGCAGACACAAGGCGCGGATAAAGCCAATTTGCATGACGCCCTGAGCGTCCTCGCGATTAGCTGAGATATTAAGCGTTGGCATTGAGGCTCTACCATCGCCGCGTACTTCTAAGCCGTCAGACTTAATCGGTAGCGGCTCGTAAACGTTGCCCTGCCAAATAATATCACGGCGCACAATATCTTCTGTGCCCGTGTTTGTGATTCGATACGCGCTATCAGTAAACTCGGACTTGTTGGCAAACTTAAATAAATATTTCCAATCCTCGTATGACATGTGACCATGCCATCTAAATATACCTGCGCCTAACTTGGTCGCATCTAGCTCATAGAGCGTGACGCGACCTGTGACACTGAGTTTTTGTAGGTCTGAATTGAGCATTTAGACCTCCAGTTTTAACTTTAACGCATCAATCTGTTCTTGCAAATCTTTAATTAAATCACCTTGCTTAATAGCAATGGCGTGACTCATAGCAAGCAAAGCATTGATATTAATTCCCTCTGCTTGTCGCTCAGCAAGCGGCTGCTCTGTTGTAATGCCGTCTGCATCTGTGACCGTTTCAGTCTCGCGCCATAACGTAAACGCAGGGTCATAAGCACCAAGCTCTTCTGCGCTGAATGAGTAGTAATGATAAGCAGGATTGTCTGCGTCAGCCGTTGAGCGATAAATGATCGGCTTTAATGCCATAGCGTCGTCATATCGAGCATCATCTAATTCAAGCGGTGCTATGATGTCTTTATAACGTTCAGATGATGTTGAGCGTATGATGCGACCATCTGCATCAATAACCGCGTTAGCGCCTGCTGCTGTCGTTGTGTTGTAATTTTTCTTATTCCAACCTAATGGCTGCCATTCACTCCAAACACTGTTAATTAAGAGCCTGTGCGCTGCGTCAAGCGACCACCAACCGTAGGCGCGTTGGTATGTTCTCCCTGACCCAAGATACCTCGTCTCTATAACGTGCCTAGTGGTATTGAAGTCTTTTGGCACTCCGTCAGGAGTGGTAGCCGCGTTAACATACCAAGCTGTACCGTTTGCGTAACCGTCTGGCGATGTAGTACTGTCTCCGTCAATTCTGGTTAGCATCGCTGCCCTAACCTGCTCAGCTAGTGGTACTCGACCCGCATCTGCGCCCACCAATTTACTCGCTGCATTAGTTTGGTCACTAAAGTTGTCTTTAACTTTACTCCACAAAACAAACTCATTGTCACCACTTGCGCCGTTGCCGGTGCCTGGATTAGGAATCTGAATAGTCATGCTTTACTCCAAAAATTAGATAATAAAAAACCCCAATTAAGGGGTTAAGGTATAAATACTTGCTTAACGTTGAATGAGACTCGCCACACATCAGCGCCTAAGTGGTTTCTGCTGATATTGCCGTCCGTTCGATAGGTTTTCGTTTCACCGTCAATCGTCATAATAAATGGGGTCACGCCTTTATGGTCAAGCAAAAACTGCCTGACCGCTTTGGTTTTGTCGCTCCGCCCTGTCACACTAAGCGGCCAGCTCTCACGCGCATTATTAATGCCGATACTCGATACCTGCTCATAACCATCACCAAATTGCGTGACGTTGGTTTTAAGCTCGATTTCCTCGGTTGCGCCGGCATCTACGCACCATGTAAAGGTTTTAAGTGCCATATATTTCACCCATAAAAAAACCACCGGTTAGGGTGGTTAGTGTTTCTTTTTGGCTTTGCTGTGTCATGGCTTGCCTCGCTCTGTATAGAGAAGTCCGCCTTGGCGCTTATTCTCTCGAATCCGCCATTGCTCGGCTCATTTCTCGGCTTATTTCATCTTTGTTTTGCGCCTTGCTGATTTCAGCACTGATATTAAAACCAAGCACTTTTACATTTAACTTAGCCATACAGCATACCTCCCTGACGTTTCTCTTTGCGTAACGTGTCCATGACCACCGCTTTGATACCGTTTGCCATGTCACGCCCCATACGTTCGTTATCGCCTGATACTTGAGCATTGCCTTTAGCGTCTACATTGACGTTGATATTTACATCACCGCCACCGACCTTATCACCTCGGCGCATCGCATTAAGATTATCAACCCCGATACGCTTAGTAGCTTGAGCATCAAACACGTACTCTTGACCGTGTACCACACCAGCTACTTGAGACGCGCCCATGTTGCCTGTGTAGCCGCCGGCTTTGAAGCCTTGAGGTGACAATCCAGCGATGGCACTTGTGATAGCGCTGGTTGATAGAGCGACCTTACCTGCCGCCGCCGCTTTACTCCAAAATCCACCTGCGGTATTAGACCATGCGTCCATGATTGCCTTTTTACTGCTTATCAACGCACTGGATAGCGCATAACCTTTTTGGATGGCATATAGCGCACGATAAACGCCTGACTGCTCGCCCAAAAACCCTTTTGCCATACCTGCCAAGCCGCTAAAGATTGCCTCGCTCTGAGATAGCATTAACTGCTGCTTAGCGTCCATGTAAGACTGCTCAATAGCCAAACGCGCTATCTTTGCGTTCTCTAGCATGTCGGTGTGTAGTCTTTCGTACTCCTCAACCTTTGCAAGCCTGCTCTCATAGTCAGCTTGAATTTTACCAAGTGGGGTTTCTTCTTTTATCTCACCCATGACACCAAGAAGTGCATCACCTGACTTTTCTTTATCTTTTTCAAGTTGTGCAAATCGCGCCCTAATAGCATCGGTCGCTTTCGCTGTCATGCCTAATTGCTCAAGCGCTCGTGTTTGCTCTATTAGCTCGTCTGTCAATTCTTTGGTAGCGCCTTTGTACTTCTCAGTATGCTCAATATCGTACATAAGCGATGCAAGCGAGCTATTATTGCCAAATAAGGCTTGTTGCTTGATAAGTCCGTCGATACTGTCTTGCACCGACTTGTTGGCATCTGCGAGCTTTTTAGACAGTTCTAGCTGCTCTTTGGTCTGCGTTAGTGACATCAACTGACTGGTATCAGCGCCGCCAAACTTGCCGACACTAATATCATATTTAAGCGCAGCGACTGGACTATCATTGCCAAACAATGCAATCTCACGCTTTAAGTTTTCCACGCCTGTTTTGACGGCCGCCACTGCTTGCTCAGCCATTTTCTGCGCTTCGGATTTGACAGTTTTTGCGCCTTTTTTGATGCCATTTTCCATACCCTTTGAAAAGTCTTTACCTAGTTTGGTAGTAACTTTTGATGGTGAGGCGCTGTCTTGGCGTTTTTTAACTGCTGCAATCGCATTACCAACCATTGTAGAGGCTGCACTTGCCACGCCTGAGCCGACTGATTTAATACCGTTGATAAAGCCTTGTATGAAATCCTTACCAATACTGTATAGCTTTTTGCCATACTCTTTGATGATGTTTAGGATATTACCCATCATATTAGTGACGATACTAGCAGCAGTTTTTAAGCCGTTGCCGATGATGCCAGGTATGGCCTTAAAATCGCCTGATATGACAGCCTTAATAACATCAAGAACCGTTGACACAGTATTTTTAATGAGTGCAAAACCACTACTAAATAATGTCGCTGCAAGCTGCAACGCTGTGCTAATTGTATTTACTATTCCGCTAAAGCTAACCTTGATGATAGACCACACGACTTGAAATACGCCTGTCGCTATCGTTTTGAATGATTCAAACGTACCCGAATATAGCTCACTCATTAAAGTTAGGTATTCTTTGCCAGTATTCCAAATAAACATAAATACTTCGGCAATATCACGCCCTGCTTGCTGTAATGGCTCAGGCAGTGATCCAAACTTGCTTTTAATCCATTCATTTAGCTCGCTTGCTTTCTCTTTGACGGTATCCCAATTTTGATACAACAATACACCAGCGGCAATCAATGCGCCTATTGCCAATAAAGGCAATCCTATACTGCCAGTTAGAACCGCAAACGCAGATTTAATCGCTGGAATCACTACCGTAAAGGCAGCCTGCAACCCCTCGATGGTACCTTTAACAGCCATAAACCCATCGACGGCTAACTTTAACCCCACGATTGAGCCTAACAAAGCACCGCCAATTAGTGTTATTTGCTGGATTAGCTCAGGATTGGCTGCGACCCATGTGCCGATAGTTGCGACCATTGGCGTCATGTTTAGCAGCAATTCATTTAGCGCAGGGATAAATGCATCGCCCACACTAGCAACCACGCCGTCGATGTTATTTTTAAACAACACCATTTTATTAGCAGACGTTGCACTGATTTTTTCAAACTCAACATCCATTGAGCCAAAATAATCTTTGGTTGTGTTGACCGTTTCACCAAGCATTGCCCAGTTGTTTTCTAATACGCCGACACTACCAGCAAGCATGGTCAAGTCATCACCAAACTCTTTACCGATAATCATAGCGTTTGTACCGATGCGCTCTGACTGGTCTAGTTTATTAATAGCCTCTAAGTAAGTAATAATCGCTTGTTTACCATCGGTTGCGACCAGCTTACTAAACTCGTCAATATCTAAGCCTAGTTTCTCAAATCCTTTAATTTGCGACTTTGTAGCGTTATCCAGTGTTGAGAACGTAGTTAATAGCGAGTTGACTGCCGTCGATGCAACCTCGGCAGGTTTACCCATTGCAATCAATGCGCCTGTTAAACCTAAAGTTGCGTCCTCTGACAAGCCAAAGACTTTAGCGACACCACCGACACGCTGTAATGAATCGATGAGCTGCGCTGCTGTGGCTGGTGTGTTATTCGATAGCGTGTTGATTGCATCGCCTAACCTGTCGATATTTTCAATCGGGATTTGGAATACGTTAGCGATTTTCGCCATGCTGTCAGCGGCTTGCTGTGCTGGTATATCAAAAGCCACACCCATCTTTGCCATAGTTTCAGTAAAGCCAAGCAAGTTTTCTTCTGCAATACCTAACTGTCCGCCAGTAGCAGTTACGGCTGCCAACTCCTCAAACGTTTGCGGTATCTGCGTGGTCAGCTCTTGCAGGCCTTTACGCATATTAGCCAAGCCGTCCTCAGCTGCAAAATCAACCGTCTTGTTGATTTCGGACATAGCCGTTTCCCAAGACTGGGCTTTATTAATAGATAGACCGATCGCTCCTGCTAACGCCGCTCCTGCAATAGCGGCCGCCTTTGCCATGCTATCTAGTGATTTTTTAGCCTTATCATTGGCGCTGCCTAAATTACCAGCATCGTCGCTTGCTCGGCGCTGTCTGCGTCCTAAATCATCGGTATTGTCGCCCGTTTCATCTGACTGCTGCCCAAGCTCGCGTAATTGCTTGCGTAGCTCTTTAATGCGTTTTTCAGCGTCCGCACTATCAATGACGATGCTTAACCTGCTTTCTTGTTCTGCCATGATAGCGACCCCTTATTTTGGACATAAAAAAACCACCTAAAAAGGTGGCTTGATTAAAACTAATTAATTTTATTTGTATTCTGCGGTCAGTCGCTTGCCGTTATGGTCAAAGGCGCATACTGCCATGTGTTCCGATTCAGCATTGAATTGATTTTTTGCGTAAAACTTAAAGCCAACTAAGTGCTCGCCACCGTCTTCGTACTTCTTATGGATAATCTCACGAGTTTTTACATCAAACGAGCGTGGATTGCTCAACTGTTTTTGTATTGCCGTCTGACACTCTACTAAAACCTCCATGCGAGTTTTGCCGCCTATGGTTGGATCAGGCTGATTGTCCGCCACTAGGGTATCTATTGGCGTAGCATTTGCAGGCTCAGGCGCGTTATCTTCAACTGCTTTTTCCGCCTTTTGCACCGTGGTTCCTGTTTTATCCTGCTCGTTTTTAAGCTCTCTTGCGGCCGCCTGCTCGTCGGTCTCAAATATTGCCGCGATTATACCAATGGCAAAAATCACAGCAAAAAAGATACCGACCCACTTTAATGTTTTTTTCATAACCCAGATTCTTCTGTTTGTTTTTCATTAATATAGCGCACAGTTGCGTAGCTATCAATCAAATCCAACGCTTCTTTGGTTATCTCAGTAAAACATTCTGTCTTGCCGTGGAAGTCTTTTAAAGGCTTATGTTTGTATGGTTGTAATACTCTATGAACTTCGTCCTCTAAATCCCAAATCAAACTTGCATCGCCGCTGACTTCTTTTAGAATGTCGTAGTTATAAGGCAACTTATACTTTGAATCAAATCTATTGTCTGCGCCGCGTCTTGCGATACCAACCTTGTAAAAAAACTCGTTGGTATCGTCACACTCGCAACGGATAACGTATAGCCTAGCGTTACCGTCAAACTGGTTGCAATAATCGAGATAACTATTTTTGGTGTGACCGATAGTTACCGCGCAATTTGGGCAGCCGCAACCTTTCTTATGTGTCTTAGGTGTCTGCCAAAAAGAACCGTGAACCTCACAAACAATCTCAACTTCAATAAATGCGCCTTGGTAATCCACCTTGGAATAATCATACCTATCAAGATGAATTGCTTTAAACTGCTCAATAACCTCAATCGTACTAGGTTGATAACTTGACGCGCAAGTAGGGCAGCCTGCGCCACTAAGATGGCTGTAAGGCGCTTGTTCAAAAATACCGTGCCTACAACAGACAATCTTTACCTTTGTGCCTGTGTTTACATAATCCACTAGGTCGTAGTTATAAGTGCCGCCGTGAATAGCTTTGAACTTAGCCACCGCCTCATTTGTAGAGTACTGATAAATGCCTGCGCACTTAGAACAACCGTTACCTGACATGTGATTGGTTGCTGATTGCGAAAAAAGACCATGCTCACGGCAAATAATATCAACTTTGTCGTTAACTCTAATAAAGTCTACTTTTGAGTAGTCATAGCGTTCACCGTGAGCTAGTTTGAATAGCTCGATAACTTCGTCTTGCGTTTTATGCCTACCAATACATTTAGGGCAGCCGTTACCGATAGCGTGTGAATACGGCGTTTGCAAAAACACACCATGCTCAGCACAAATTATCTTTACCTTGGTATCGATATTTTTATACCTCACAAGCGAGTAGTCATACCTATCGCCATGCGTACCTTTAAAGCTGATTATCGCCTCATCAGCCGACTTGCGCTTGCCATCATACATACATTTAGCACAACCCTGCCCTCTCTTGTGCGCGGCTGGCGTCTGCTCGAACACCCCATGCTTTTTGCATATAATGCTTACTTTTTGGGAGCCGCTTATATACTCAACAAGGGAGTAATCAAAATCACTTCCATGCCTTTGGGTAAATTGATTTATTATTTGCTCTTGAGTAAACCTAGCCATGACAAGTCCTTATTTTATAAGGATATTATAGCATATTTAAATTCATCACCTGTCAGTTAATCAGCCTTGTTATTTGCTTTTTTATTATTCTCTGCCACTTCATTTAATACCAAACTATCAAGCTCAAAGATAATACTGTCTAACACACTGCGAGGCACATCAATTGGGTGCACACTAACCACGTCCGTGATGTTTTTTACGCTTATGGGCAGTGGTTGCCCCTCTGTATAATTACGTCCTCTATCGACCAAATAGAATGTCTGTATAACGTCCTGAATAATAGCATCAAAACTCGGCGGCTCTGGCACATCAAGACCTAAATGCGCCATCACCTCAATATCAAAGTCTGTTAAGCCTGCGTACTCTTTTTGGTAGCGGTAGACTTCAACGGCTTTTTTTTAGTAGCGGCTGCCTGCTCTGCAAACTCGGTGCTCATTTCTTGGAACTGCTCAAAAACATGGCTTGCAAACGCAAGGTTTTCGTCATCATCACCGATAGACGCGCACAAGGCTGTGAAGTTATCGCCATTGATAGGTGCAATCTCGCCGTCTTCCGTTTCAGCGTCCCACTCTATGATTAGGTACTCACCAACCAAGTAAAGCATCGCCTCACCTGTTGATAATACATCGGCATCGAAGTTTGCTTTGGCTAACGAATCCTTAGTTACCTTTTTATTAGCGCCAGTCTCTTGAATTTGCCCCATAGCGGCTGCAAAGGCTTTGTCTTGACCAACACGCATGGTTAGCTTAATAAGCCCCTTGTAGTCAATCTCACGCTCAATGGCTGCGAGGTTTTTAGGCTTTAAATCTTTTAAAGTAATAGCCATCTTTATAATCCTTATGCTGCAAATTTGCGAGTAAGTGTAGGTGCGTCTGCTGGTACGTCAGCAACGACGGTATAGGTCAAGTCAGCTTGCAATATCTCATTGCCCGATGATGGAATATCGCCCTGCAACTGCGCCTTAGGGATTTTTAAAACATAGGTGTCAGACGTGCCAGGGAACGTTAATGTCACCTCGATACTAATAGGCGCTGCTGTCATCTGCTTATTAAGCAATTCTTGAGCACGCTTACTGTATTTCAGAGTGATAGAGCCTGTCATATCTGCCATCATTTCAGTAAGCTCGTCACCATACAAACCAGCACCTAAACAGTTTTGGCGCTCGATGTTATTGGTCAGCTCAAAACTAAACGCTGTGGCGCAAGCTGTGCCCTTGGTTGTAGTGCCATCAATCTTGATATCGGTCACGTTTAGCGAGGTGACTTTAGGCGATACCGGTACAGACGTTGGACTGGTCACATAGTCTGTAATAGCGTTTTCATAGCCCGAACCCATGAAGCCAAAGGTTAGCGCAGCATAACCACCTTCAGGGATATCAAGCGACATGGTATTAACGCGATTGCCTGCCCAGTAGTGATATTGCAAAATATCTTTATGAGCTTTTGCTAGGGCAAACATGGTGATAACGTCACCGCCAAACGTCAGTGTGCTTGTGCCTGTGGGCGTACCTACTACCCATGCGTTGCCTGCTGCTGCTGCAATGTACTTATCATAAACGCCCTTGATAAGCTCACACTCAACATCGCCTGACGCATCGGCACTAATAACAGCCCCTGGTGTCTTTAATCGACTGTCATTGATCGTCTCACTATCTAGCAACTCAAACGTTGAGTTTAAGCTATCTGTTTTACGTGGAAAAGTTTCCCAGCCTGTTGTTGGCTTTACTTTAATATCAGTCTGTACAGCACTGTACAATACCGTCTTAGTTCCGCGACTTGCCATGCGTCTTTCTCCATTACATAAAAAAGCCCACAATTAAGTGGGCATAGGTTTTTGATAGATTGTTTATTTAAGCGCCTGTAGCACTTCGGGTAATCTGATAGCTACCGCGGTCAATGAGACCAAGATAGCGATAAACGCAAAAGCTGCTACGGTCTGCCATAATCCGTATTTCTCAATACTGTATTTCATAGCGTCCACCAAATCTGTGATATAATTCATTTATGATTTACTCCTAAGTGCTGTTAGGTGTGAATACAAAAACCCCGATGACCGCCACAGTCTCGGGGTTTTGCTTTTGGTGTTAAAAAACGGCCTTAGTGGCGGTCTTAAAGTTTGTCAATTCAGGCTGCATGAGTGTTTGTAAGTAAAGTATGGCTCGCTCATTGGTCTGCTTTTCCTGCTTTCGAGCATTTAGCCCTTTGCCATGGAATGAGCCTTTAGCCTGCGAGATACTTTCTTGCATGAACACCTTGTTAAGCTCGTCCTGCATTCTTTGATGTTTGCCAGTCCAGTGCTGCCAAAGTACATCATCACATTCATTTTGATAGCGTATGATATTGTCTTTAATTTCAGGCTTTACTTTATTGGGGCTAATAGTCATTAACCAGCCGAACAGTTTTCGTAGCGGCAAACAAGTATAAGCACGTCGCTGGACATCGCCTTGTAGCTGTATGGTGATTTCCTCCACGCAGGCATCAAACCGATGTTTCAGCTTGACATACTGACCCTTCCAGTCAAGTCCCATGCTCTCAACTATTGGGCGCATGGGTATGTAAGGCTCGCCGTTGTGGTTGATAACAACTAACTTGTCGTCATAAAAACTAACATTCATTGGATAAGTCATAAGTTTCTACTCTCATGGTTCTACCTTCAAAAAGAAGGGGCTGACAACCGAAGGTAGAAATCATCGTCAGCCCCAAAGCGTAAAATTTGGGTATAAAAAAAGCCCACCTGTTAGGGTGAGCTGTTTATTAAATCTGTGTTTTGTTAGCGAGCTATGTTCGCTCTCTATTGAATAACAAGTCAATCTCTCGAACCGTGTGTTTAGCCAATTCTTTTTTACCTAGCACAATGACGTTAAGTATCACAAACCCATCGTCTGTTAAGTCATGAATAGTCGCTGTCAGCTCGCTATTGTTTTTATATTTCAGCTTGTCACCAATCTCTAATGGCTTCCAATTGCTCATAATTGCCTACTCTGTAGTTAAGAAAACTTGGTTCGATTTGAAATCTAAGCAAGTCAATCTTCATCATAAGTAAACGGCACATAAACCGTCGATTGATAGTAGCTGTTTTTATCACCATCATTGGGCTTGTTCACCGTATTAGCAGGGTCAGTCCAAAAGTTAGGCGCTGACCATAAGCCGAACCATTCCTCAAGCGCATCTGTCAATTCAGTAATGCGCTTTGTACCGCTATCCAAGCGCTCGAATACATCAATCACAATAACGCCTGTACGCCTCGTACACGGCTTTGAGCCTATACTGGCTACCTTATGTAGTACGAACTCAATATCGCGCAATCTGAGCCATTGACCGCTTAATGGTACTGGTGTATCAGGTTGGTTAGGGTATGATTTTCTATCCGCAAGTAACATAGGGAATTGAGCAAGCCTACTTGTCACCAACTGTCTCACGTATTCCTTACTCATCGTCTGCCTCTTTGATTTTTACACTAGATGACAGCTCGTCATAGTCAGGTTTATATTTCGCTTTGATGCGCTCAAGATAGTGGTCAAGGATAAAGAATAAGAATAGCTTTCTCATGACGAACTCCTAGCGATACCATGCAGCAACACCCATAAATGAAACTTGATAAACCCCATTGACCGCCTGCCTTGACCAGCCCGATTCTAAGAATTTACCGTAAGGGGTTAAGTTGGTCAGGTGTATATTCTGTAGCTTACTATCATCCATGTTGTTTATGGCTGTCATGCCACGCGACATCGCTCCAGCGCGACCAGTGAAATCATTGGGGTTATACTCGTTGTTAGGTGCGCCTATACCAATACGGTTATTTGCTGCAAATCTACCAGTATCGACTGGCGACCTATCAACCACAGCCGTTAGCATGTCAGTAGCAATATCTTTCACGCGCTTAACCGCTGCTTTCTCGACCACATCAGCGAATAGGACTGGTGATTTATCCCACATTAAGCCCCCTTAGCTGCAATATCCAAATTGACCGGCTGGGGTCTTGACTGACGTTCATTACGCGCCTGTCTTGACCATCCGCTATGATAATATCGTCAATCTTTGGCGGTTGCGTCACCTCAACTTGCAAACAGGTCAGCTTAACGTCGGTTATATCAATCTGCGTGTTTTGGATTTCAAGCGTCGAGTAACTGCCAAATATGCCTCTACCTGTGTAATTGACATCAGGCGAGCCGACATATTCGTCTAAAATCGGGTCATAAGAACCGCCCTCACCTTTGCGAGTGGCAGTAAAGTTTGTGACCGTATCTCTTAATGGGCTGTCAAAGGCTTTAGGTAGGTGCTTATTGATTAAAGCGTTTATCATCTTGTCGCCCCTGAATTATTGTACCGTCAAAGTCTACGCGGTCATCAAATTTAATGGCGCTCGGATGGCAATCTTTAATCACGCCATAAGTTACTTTGCGCTCATCAGGCTTAATCAGTATCATGAGCAATCTGCCATAACTCGATAGACCTAACCAGCCGCCATCAACGCCTTTGTCGCTAAATTGCACCTCTACCGTATCAGCTTTGACCTTTAATACTTTTTGCTCTGTTGCGCCATTGGTAGGCTGCAACGTTAATAGGTGGGCAGCCATATACCCTATAGCCGCCTGTATTTTATCTTCATCGATATTAAACATACTAATCAGTAGCTCAGCCTCATCTAACGCAAGCTGTATCGCTACATCGTCAGTAAACGACGGATAACGCTGTTTAAATAAGGCTAAGTCCATGATTGTTACTCTTGATTAGTTGCTAGTTGTTCTTCAATGGCTTGTGCGATTTCTAGTAGCACGGTCTTGTTGTCATCAAGCTCAAAGTCACCACCATTATCAGCAATGTAGTTTTGAAGCTCATTAACCTTCATTTTAGTTAATGGCTTGCTTTCGTCATCTTCGCCCTGCTCAACTCGCACCTTGCCAAGCTCTACTAGCTCAGCGTAACGCTCATCATCAAGCCCGGTTACTTCTTCGTCCGGTAAAAATGTACCAACCGAACCGATAGCAAAATATTTATCTGACATTGTTGCCTCCTAAGCTGGTTGTTCAGCTAATAAGTCCGCCAACTCATGAGCGTCTTTAATCGCTTGCTCACGATTATAACCCTCACCAATACAAGCGTTTTTGCCATCATCTGAGGCAAATGCCATGTAATAACCGTCTTCTTCTACTGTTTGAATAGTCCGCATTTTGTTCTCCATGCAATAGAGGTCAGTCAGAAATCCGACCGACCCATAATCAATGTTTAATTAAGCGATAAACGCATTACCACCAGCAACACCGTTAGGATTGCTTGGTACGATAAGTGGACTAGAATCAGTAATCATCTTGATACCGCTAGGGTCTTTCTCGACTACCTGATAATCATAGTATTCTAGCGCCTGACCATAAGCATCTAAATGCTTAATTTCACACTGGGCCTGATAGCCTTGCGTGTCGCTAATCAAATGGAAGCTTTTAGCGCCAATAAACCGCTGTACAGCACCATTTAAGGTGTGTGTAAGGTCATACGTCCACCACTGTTTACCACCAAGCTCACCGCGATACTGTGGCTTATCGGGGGTGTTGAACATGGGGGCGAATGGGCTAGGCGCATTACTACCTAGTGGCTCGCGGAAACGCTCTTTAACTTCGGCATTTTTAATAGCAACATTAAATACAGCAGACGACGAGATGATGACAGAACCGCTTGTACCACTAGCATCAATCAAACGTGCGTCCATAGTCTCAATATCAGTTATAACCTTAGCTTCTGGCTTGTCCCATGTGACAGAAGGTGTGAAATCAAGCGCGGCATCGCGTCTAAAATCAATCATGTATGACGGATGGTCGTCACCAACGCATAAGGTCTTACCAGTGGTCAAGATATCAGCAGCCATTAATACCTTGCGGTTATCAATAGAGCTACGCAAGTGATTAAATGTACCAATCTGAGCAATGCGGAACTGATCTTGTTTTGATAATGCGGGGCCGCGACTAATAATACCGCGCTCACGCAGAGTAACCAGTAACGAGGTGTCATAAGCACTACCTGGAGTAACTACGCCAGCAGGCTTTAGATAAGGCGCTTTAATATACTCACGATTAAAGCTGCCCTCTGCCAAGATAGGCTTACCCTGTGCCATTGGAGACACAAACGGCGCGAGTGGTTGTGAGGTTTCTAGCTCATCAAGTGGCACAGCGTCTTTACCATCAAATGATACTTTGCGTCCAAAAAAGGTATTGAGTAACCAATTATCGACTGGTTTTGTTTTGTTGTTAATGATTGCTAAACCATTGACGTCCATCAGCTCCATTGGCTGACCTTGGATATTTACACTAATACTCATAATTTATGCTCCTGTGCCAAACGGCATACGTAATTCAATGGATGTTGCCGTATTAGCACGACCACGCGCGGCTTTTTGCTGACCTTCATTAAGTTTGACGCCTTTTAGCGTTACTTCCAAAACGTTCAGCTCGCCTTGTGTGTAAACTGGGATTTCAAACTTTGCAGCAATAGCAGCGTCCGCCTGTGCAGTCGTCACATCTTCGAGGCATACAACATGCCAATCCGTGCCATCGACTGAGTGAGTGGCTGTGTTGGTGGCTGGGTCAATCACCAGTAAGTCACCGCGCTTGTAAGCGGTAGCGGCTGTCGGTACTACTGAGTCAGTCTGTACGCCATCACCTAAGACCAGGCTGTATTTGCCCGTGTAAGTTACATTTTGCTCAATCATGTTATGCTCCTGCCCATTTAGTAATGTTAGCGTCTAAGTCATCGACTTTGGCCTGTGCGCCATTGACTGCCTGCTCGTTAAATAACGCTTCTGGCAGACCTTGCTTGCTTTGCTCGGCTTTGGCTGGGATAAAGCTTGCTGTGATAGCAAATGCGTTATCATCCATTGCTTTAAATGCTGTGATTTGCTCAGCGGTAAACTCCTGCCCTGACTTATCGCTTAGCGCCTTGATAGCATCATCACGCTTAGCTTCTTGTAACTGCTTAATCTCAGTGTCTTTTGCAGACAATTGAGTCTCAAGCTCCGTAATTTTGGCTTGCGCCGCTTGTAAATCCATATTGTCCTCCTGAGACATTGACGGGATTTTGTTACTCTGTGTGGCTGACTGACTCGCTATTGAGTCAATCAATCCGTAATCTTTTGCTGTTTGGGCATTAAAGCAGTCACCCTCCCACGCCTTGATAGTCTTGGCATCAATGCCGCGAGCACTTGCAACATGCTCAAAAAATAGGCTTGCAGACGCATCCACATCTTCTTTTAGCCGTGTCTTTTGCTCATCAGTTAACGGCTCATCACTGCCATAAACCGCCTTCCATTTTCCTGAGCGGATAAACGTAGCAGTTACGCCTTCGTCTTCCATCGCTTTTGACCACTCGTAATGCTTGGCAATCACACCAATTGAACCAATACCGCTAGTCTTGGTCGCTGTGACAGTCTTAGCTGTCGAGCCAATATGATAAGCCGCGCTATACATCGAGCCGCTAGCAAACGCCTCTACGGGCTTGCCTGACTGCTTAATAGCATCAATAGCTACATCCATGCCGCGCACATAACCGCCGCCACTATCAATATCTAATACGATGGATTGCACCGTGGGGTCGTCATTGGCTTGTTGTACGTACTCAGCAATATGGTTATAACCAGTAATGCCCCAATCGCTATAATCGTTATTCATCGTTGGGACAAGTAAGCCGCGAATATCAATAGTCGCTATACCCTCAACTACTCGATACCCTGCTAACTCGTCTTTGTTTTCGCCTACCATTCTCTGAGCTAATTGAGCAAAGTTAATCGTGCTCATAGCTCGTGCTAAGTCATGGCAAGCCATAAGCTCGTGGCGGTCAATATCCGCCTGTATCTTTGCTTTTAAGTCCATAATTGTTTACCTGTTATTAGCAAAGCTTGTTTATCGTTTCTCGATATATATCCAATGCTTGCGACACGTTGTCACATTGCACAACGGACTCAACATCCATATAGTCAACGACAACCACTTGGCTCTTATCTAAATTAATACTTACGTTTCGGATTTCGACTCTCTTAAAAATTGCGCCGCCAATGTAAATAAAATCAGGCTTAAAAATCCTGTTGAATGCTCGCTTAATCATAGTTATTACTCTTATTTGTAGGCGTAAAAAAACCACTCGATTGAGTGGCTGTAAATTCAGTTATCCAGAAATTCCGGATAGGTGGCTATAAATCTAATTTGTGAATATTGGGTCTGCCAAAGCTACTTCTGTCTTTTTTTATCCGTTCGCCCATCTCGTCAAATTCAGCTCTGGACTTTTTGTACTCTGACCAAATATGTCGGGCAACAAAAAGCCACACGGCAAACCCAATGGTGAGAATGACTGCAAGAAAACCTAGAATGTAGGTTGCCAGTGTAATTAATAAGTCCATAGCTAGCCCCTTAGTGCGCCTTTAATCGCCTCAATACTCTCTTTTGTTGGATGTCCTGTCCAGCCACCTCTAATATGCTTGTCTTCTATGTAATCAATCATTACATCGCCATCTCTAGCGGCGCTTGGTTTTGGCAGCTCGTTCATTTTATTAGCAACTTCTCTTAGTGCTATCTTAGCCGCTCGGCATACATCGACAAACGAGCCTGACTTAACGTAAATGCCTGCAAAGTCGTAGAAATACATACTGTATTCAGTGCCTTGCTTGGTATCCCATTCTTTAAAGTGTGCTGGGTATAACATAATTACTCCTCATCATCCTCAAGTAATTTCTTAGCCGCTGCAATCAATACCGAAAGCTTAGTCGTCGTCTTATTCAAAAACTTATCAATAGCGCCTGTTATGCGACTGCCTATCTTGGCAATGGTGCTCGACTGTTTGAAGTAAGTCAGCATAAGCTCAGATACTTTATCGTTGACTAGGGTCGTAAAGCGTTCGTTGTACTGGTCAGGTGTATTGCCAAAACCCTGTTCAGACTGCGGCGCCGGTAAGTCGTTATCAGTCGTAATGCCCCGTTGCTCGGCTTCTTCTTTGGTTATTGCCCTTGATACGCATCTACAGTTAAATGAAAGCGGCGGTGTACTGTGAGTCCAAAACGCATCGTCTATCGGTCTGATTGTCCTATGCAATAACTGGTGACTAGGACGAACCTTGCTATCATTTTTACTTAGATAGATTAGATACGGCTTATCTTGCTTATTGCGCTGTTGTTCAGTCCATCGACCATGTGCATAGGCTTGCTGTATGTTGGTCTGGTAAATCGTGCGTAGCCTATGACGTGGTAAATCAATATCAACCAAGTTTACTGACTTCTGAAATTGCTCGAATGTCTGACCGCTAGCTAAAGCGCTATTGACCTGAGCCATGACAAACTTAATCTGCTCAGTCTGCGCCATACCTGCGATTGACACTGCCTGTCTGCGCTGTATGCCCTGCATCTTGTCGTAGTAGTCATCAGACGGCACTACCTCACGACTCAAGGCATATGCTATTGCGTCGATTAGTAGTTTGTCTTTCATTTACCGTTACTCTCATCAGTCAAACCATGAATATCTGCCACCATTAAAGCCGTTGCTACAAACTCGCTAAAGTCCGACTCATCTAAGTCCTGACCGACCATATCAAATAGGCGCTCTGTTAGCTCGTCAGTGTCTTTTGAGTCTTTAATGGCTGCTAGTATCGCTTTGCTATCCATCGGCTGATTACCAGTGGCTAGCGACTCATTAACAAGGTTTTCAAGCTCTTGCTGCTCAGGTGTGAATTGCTTGTCACCCTGCACCGCTTTAAAGTTAAGTTTGCTCATGGCAACTGGCGCAATATCGACCTTTGGCAGATTTTTAGGTGTACCAACGTCTTTAATGTATTTCGATTCAATATCGTAGGTGTCTTCGTAATACTCTCGAGTAAATACCACGCCTTGATTGGTCAGCTTAACGTCACGATTGGCAAGCTCGTCCTGTACGCCCTTTTCAGGCTTAAAGTTAAACCATGGCACATCAGTGATGTTATTCAGCTCGCATATCGTATTGATAAACTGTCTGATATAGCGAGTAGCAAACATGCGGTCTGAATTAAAGATAATCTCTTGCTGGTCTTGATGGACTTTACCCTGTCCAGCTGTGCCACCCATATCTGTACCACTGGTGAGCGTTTGCCCTAGTAGGTACTTTGATATACGGCGATTGATAGCATCATCATAAGCCTTAAAGGTTTCACCGTTGCCCGTACTTGATATGGTATTAACTGAATCACCGTCATTCATAGTGAAGATAGACTGACTATGAGCATCAGCCAATGCCGCGGCCATCTCTTGAGTGTCACCTTCTGTAGTTGTACCAATAAGCAGCGGACTACCAAAACGCTCAAGGAATTTAGACCAAAACGTCCAGCCATTCTTTTTAAAGTACCACAGCCAATAAACGCGGCTAAGTAGCGCCTTGCCTTTTGGGTTGTCAAAAGTCGCTCTGTGTTGCTGCAATAAGTATTTGTACTTGGTGTTGACCTCAACCGGCAAACCCATGTTGTCAGCAAAGTAAAGCAGTCGACCATCATTCTTAGGCTCGAACCACTCCATCGGCTTTTCAGTCAATCTAAGTGGCTGCAATACACCAGTGGCTTGATACGTGTCTTTATCCCAAACGATTTCGCAAACACTATAGCCGTATAGCTTAGCGTTCATACTTGCGAGTAATAGCGATTCCATGTGACGATTAAGCTGATCGTAAACAAACAGCGCATCATCACCCTCACTAGGGCTTAGCGTGTAGTTTGCTTGCGTTAAGCTCTCAATGCGTCGCTCTACTTTCTCATCAATCTCGTCATCATAGAGTAGCGCTGATAGTTGGTGACGACTCATGCCGATTTTAGTCAGCACCTCGTCGCTATCCACTCGCATTAGATTGTCAAAGAACTCATTGTAGCGACTGACCGCTTGGTCTGAGTACAAATGACCGCCGCTTGCTGCACGCATTTTATTTAAAGCTGTTGCTATAGGCTTAGATGCAAAAGCGCGTGCTTTTAGTGTGTTAAATAATCCCATAGTCATCTCTTAAAAAGTGCGTTTACCTGCGCTGCCGTATGATTGTTTTTTAGTACTTGCTACTAAGTGAGGCGATAAGGCCATAATTGCGGCATCTGCCACGTTTGGTGAATCAATACTGCGCTTTTTGAGGTCTGCTTTACTCTCAACTTTGACACGCCCTGTGTTATCACGGTCTTGTCTTGGTGTTGATAGCTCGTTCTTTAGCTGCTCAAGGTAATCGGCGCCAATGCTGCTTGATATACTTATAAGGTCGCTTGGATCATAAACCGTGCCATTGTCGATAGCGTCTTTTGTGTTCTTTAATCGCCTTGCAACATCCCACCATGCTTGCGCCTTTAGGTTGGCAAACATATCTCTATTGGTTACTTTTGGCTCATACTCTTTATCAGGATTAGCAACCCCAGCACCAGCCACAAACTTGGCGTATTCAATGTCTTTGAGATTTATGTTCTCAGGCGCTTTATTTAATTCATCAAACTTAGCCCCTGCACTGGCACCAACCCCAATAGCATCATAGATAATCTTAGCGCTTGCGTCTTTGGCCTGACCATAAGCGCGAGTAGAGCTTTTAAGTAGCTCGTCCTCACCGCCTTTCCATTCATCAACGGACTGCAATACTGAGCCGTGAGCGCCTACTGTGGCGTTCTTATCCTCACCTGCATCAGCTACGTCATAACCTAGCGTCTTATTGCCTACTGGCTCAAATCCTAGCTTGATATGCGCGTCTATTGCAGCACTGACCCATGAGCGCTTGATAATAGCCAACTGGTCATCTGATTTAGGCACACCAAGATAAACGTGCTCATAATCCTCATAGTCTTTTTGCTTTTTAGCCTCAATGACCTTGAGTATCGTTTTAGATAAAAAACTGTTTTCTAAATAATTGATATGGCGTTTTATGGTGTCAGGCGGCGTATTAATCACAAAGTTTTGATAAACAAAGTCGCTGACCAAATCAGGGTTAAATAATATCCAAAATTGTGAATGGTCTTTACGCACCGTCGGCTCTAAAATCTCCCACTGCTTAGCAGTTAATGAGTGAGCTTCTTCAATCCAGCAAACGTCAATACCTTCAAGCGACTTGATTTCCTCAATGTTTCGCCATAGACCATAAAAGACAAACTCAGTGCCCGTGACGTTGTTTATGATCTTGTTTTTTAAGATGGTAAAGTTAGCTTGCAGTCCAAAGCGGTTAATCTGCGTCTTTAGCAGCGTATAAACCGATTCTTCAATCTTGTTCTGAATCTGCCTTGCACACAAAAACCGCAATTTATAAGTATTAGCTAAGTAGATTGCAAAGCCTGCCGCATCCCAAGATTTAGATGACGCCCTGCCGCCGTACAGTATTCTATTGCGTGCTGGCGCTTTCCAAAAATCTTCTAGTGCTGGGTTAAGTGTCGCTATCTCCGTCATCATCGCCCCTGCCGTAGAAGTGGCCTAAGCCTGCTTTAATCTCTTTGCCACCTGTGGTGTGGTCGATGTTCTGACTATCACGCCACATCTTAGGCTGTCTATTCTTTAGCCAAAAGATAGCGGCTGTTGTATCAGGCTGCACATGCTTTGTCGTTGGCACGATTAGCGGCTCACCGTTGTTGTTGAATATCTTATCTTCGTCATGCTCATAGCCAATAGCACGTTTATACAATCGACTTGCGACGTTTGCGTCTGCTGAAATCTTGCCCCTTTTTATGGACTCAAGAAATTCAGGATGCTTTAGTTTCCAGTTGTTGATTGTCGTCTCTGACACTTCAAAGAAATCAGCTATATCTTTATCAGTCGAGCCAAGTAAACAAAGCTTCTCTACCTGTCTGTTGTAGCTCTCTTTGTACTCAGTTGGTCGCCCTGCGTTACTCACCATGCCGTCGAGCATATCGTCATTCATCGTATGCCCTCCGGCAGTCAGGTATAAAAAAGCCCATCAAATCAATGTGAGCAAAGTGTTTTCTTTCAATCTACTTACAAGCATCTTCTAATATCTTGCTCTTAGCAGCGGCTATCATCGCCTTGTGTATATCATTCATGCTTTCACCGCGAACAGGCTTATGCTCGACCGCAATGTCTTTACGACCCAACCTGACAGTGGCGATGTATCTTTTACCCGTAAATGATAAGTCTTTTACTAGCTCAATCATCACTCACCTCGTCATCATACTTATCACACTCATTCGAGTATAAAAAATGCCCATCAAATCAATGTGGGCAAACTGGTTATCAAAAAGTAGATGGTTTTGCAATGCTACGAGTAAGTGACATGAAGCCTTTTTGCAAGTCGGTCTTAGCAATAGCGAGCCACCGCTTATCTTCATAACCAGTTTTGCTTAGATACTCGATAAAGTCACCAACCTCGCTTGCTAGTGCTTTTGAGCGATTCATTAAATCAATCTCTTCTTGCGTTAAATCGCGGTAGCCTGTAATTTTCTTATGCTGATTGTCCATTTTCTCCACACCTCTAAATATTGGTTGCTCTACACCCGAATCAACAAGACTTGGCATTATCCCAGCATCAATAGCTTTTATTAAATCTTCTTGAATCTCGTTATACTTATCGACATCAATCATACTATCCTCACTATTTAGCAATTCATGATCTTTTAATAAGCCATTGATATGTATAGCGTTATTTCTAAAAACAGCCTTAAAACGCCATTCATGATCATTGATTACTTATTACCTATCGCGTCCATTTCATCTAGTACTCTTTGCGAGCCTTGACGCCCACACTGGACACGCTTAGCCATGAAGTCATACCAATAATCAGCAGCTGTCTTTCTACCGCTACTATGGCACTGTTTCCATCTGTTTAATATCTCAGCGTTTGATAAATCACTCATGGTTAGCAATTTCCTTTGCTAGTTACTAATTAGCAGCTTTAAGCAAATCTCAGCATCTTCAAACTCTAGCTTTGCTCTGTTTTGCAACATATCTCGATATTCACTGCGCTTAACCTCAATACTCGTCATGTTGTGTTTATCGACAAGCTCTCTGTTTGTATAACGATACTTTGACATAACAGTCCTTGTTAAAATTCAGGCAATAAAAAAGCCCTACTGATTAAAGTAAGGCTTCGATTGACATAAATATTGGCGTATTTAATATCAGGTAAAACTATCTATTTCCACAAGTGGCAAGAAAATAGAATAACACCGTTGTAAGGCTTGGCTATTATACCACAATACATATAAATAAACCCCATCGAATTAACGATAGGGCAATATAAGATGGACAACATCGCATGAAAGCTAGCACTTAACGCGCATCAGAATACCAACGCTGTCCAAATAAGATAGCAAGGCAACTGGGTTCTCCCTGTCCTACGCCAATTAGTGCAATTCACATCATGGCGCTTAACCTTGCTAAATAAGATGACCGCAATATATCTTAACCCCTCTCGGTACTAAGTAGTGATTACGGTGCTATTAAAAAGGCTGCTCGCAAATAAATGCAGCATATACCCATACTATAGTATCTCACTAAGTAAGGCAAGTATTAAATATCATCCATCAACATACCCATGATTAACCCCTCAGTGTGCGCGATATACTCTCTTACTCTATGCTCACTTGCACGTTTACCACTATCGCCATATAAAAACTGCGTGAGATAACCCCTTGCTATCTTTTTTGGTATCTCGTTATAGACGTACTTCAATATGACGCATTGAGCATGAGCAGGTGCGTGTTTGCTTATCAACGCCATAATACGGTCAATCTTTAATGCCTGACTATCGCTTATCGGGTCATAGTCTAAATACTTAGCCTGTCGCTCGCTCTCACTGTCACAAAATGGCGCTGAATTAATGAGCATTTGCGATGGACTGGCACAGCCCTGACTACCAAAATCCCTTGACCAAGCTCCCCACGCACGTAGCACATTCTGTATATCGTCAATCATTTAGCCACCTCAATCAATCCAGCCTCGACCCAGTGTTGCATCGTCTCAAAATGCGCTCTCAAAATATCCTTATAAACCGTGTCGCTCTTTACTCGTCCGTCTATCGTGTCGTGACAGCTTGAACACGCAAAGCAGCTCATATAATCAGGTGGCTTAATCCCTATGCCGCAAAACCTATTTATTCTGATATGAGCCAAAACTACCGTCTCAGGATTATAGTTGCAGCCGTTTAGCCTTAACGTGCATTGCTGTCCTTGTGCTGACTTTCTTAGTTTGCTAGTTGCCATATCTGCTGTGCTCCGCTCGTCTAGTTGCTTGCTCTGTTCGCCATTGCTCAAACTTCAATTCAGCAGCCTTAATCATGTATCGCAATTCTTCTTCTTGCTGTACCGCGTCTCTTAATGCCTCTAGTAACTCGATATACTCAGGGTGAGCATAGGCGTAACTTTCTTTTGCTTGCCCCGTGCCTTGCGGTGCTTCTTGTATTAATATCGCTTTCTTGGATTTCCTAAATTGCTCTAAGTAAACCCTTGTCGCTTTGGCTTTGGCATATTCTTTGGCTTTATCCCTGATCCAATTTAACGGGCGTTCTATTTCTTCACTCATAAAACCTCCAAAATAATAGCGACCTGATTAACTCAAGCCGCTTGTTATCGCGCTTACTCACTAAACATGGCCTCAATCTCTAAATAGCGATTAAGCGTATCTCTAGCCTCGGCAATATCCTTTATCTTGTCTTTATTTCCTCGTTTCCCTGCGTCCATCATCTTTTTGAGGGCGTGGTGCAATGCGCCGCTATCGTCTTGGATTTTCCAAACTCGGCAAAACAAGTAAGTGTCCATTTCATCGAAGTTGCTAACGTCTTTAAAGTAATGTGCATGTTTGCGCTCGTTGTTTGCGCTTGATTTATGCAGCGCACGATGTTCACGTATCGCCGCCAACAAATCGTCCTTTGAGCGAATAGGGATAAAATCACCTTTGGTGTAATCGCACCCACTATTTTTTGCGCTCGCATATCCAATCCTAAAAGCCTGATGGATAACCTGATTCAGCAAACTTGTAATATCATTCATAATCAACCTCTCTAAAATCCTGCATAAATATAAATTTGCGTACTGACACCGGTGTCATACTCTCACTTGCTAAATACGTCACCAATTCATCACTCACCCAAATCACTAGCACTCGCAATCCTGTTTTGATGTTTTCGTACAGCTTATTTTTCTTAACCATTTCGCCCGCCTCTAATCTATCATTTAAGCCGCTCAATCCCATTCAGCACCCTTTGCATATAAATGGGATTTAAAGCGAACCTTGCTATGTTCTTGTTTGATTGCTTACGGATTTAGCTCGTACAGTTCAACGCTTACTACTTTTCTTCGTCTTGCGATTATTGCGTGGGTTGTGAATAGGTCTATCGGTGGTAAAGCGGGTGTCATTGGAATACTTAATGTCATACTCGTCACACTGTCTTTCCGATTTCTGCGCCAAACTATTGAGACTTGCGAGTACCGCGCGCATTGATGCCGCTAAAGATGAGTTGTGCATCACTTAATCCCCATATAGTCCGTTATCGTTTTTATCGCCTCATCAAATCCCTTGCAGACCACCGCTAGATAACCCTCGCTATTTAGCATTTTAAGGCGCTCGTTTTGCTCAGGTGATACTACGCCCCCAGTTTCGGTTTTAAGTTCAATCCTCAGCCCGTGGTAACCATTTAGCGCTATGTCCATCACTAAGTCTGGGTAGCCTTTCTTAACGCCGCTGTGTTTTAACCCTGCTGCCACTCGTTTACTGCGTTTTTCGCCGTTTGGTACATGGACAAGGTAATCAGCTAGCACCTTGCCCTTGTACGGATAGTTTTTTGCCCATCGCAATATTTTGTTCTGTATCTGCGTTTCTGATAGTTCGGTCATTTCTGCAATTCCTCAAAAGTAACTTTCATAGCTTGGATGGTTTTGTAGTAATCACTTGCACGGTCGTCCGCTTTCATTCGTGCTTCTCGTTCGTCATTAAAAAGCCTTTCCCATCTCTCCAAATCCTCAGCAACCCAACCTCGTTCTTGCGCCCTTGCCTTGCTACGTGCTTTTTTGGCTGCCAATCGCACTTGCTTATGTTCTGACCAGTCGTCTTTGGCATAACGTCGCACTGCATCACGAAAAGCCTTAGCATCACGAACCACTGTCACCTGCACACCCAGCATGGCAAAGCAAAGATAATCATTAGCGCCACCTGTCACGCTCTGGCTTGTGAATCGTTTGAACCGTGGAAATATCATTTTTGTCGTTTCGATAATCAGCATCACCTACCCCTTAATAATCTGATTAAACGTGGCTCGGCTCATAGTTTCCTTCTTACCGTCGCTGTAAGTGATGACCACCGTGTTTGTCTTTATCCACTCCATGCGCTGTACTGTTTTATTGTTTGCTATGTTTTTCTTAGTCATAAATCCTTACCTCCCAAAGCATTTCGTCCTGATACTGCCATTCGTGACTGTCATTGATAAACTCGGCTTTTAACTTATCTGCCATTTCGTATATCTCCAGGTCGTTTCTGCACCAAAAACTACGACCCTGGGGTCTGCCGTCGTAAAACAGTGCTGCCATAAACTTAATATCTGAATCGCCGCAAATAACTCCGTTCACATCATCGGTATTAACCCCGGCTCTAAACATGGCTTGCTTGTGCGTTTTGGTTTCTGTTCTGCTGCATCGCCGGGTATCTTTAACAAAACTCTTTGTGTTTCTTTTGTCTTTCATGCCCTGACCACCGCATAGCTATTAACCAAATCTACTTTCAAATCCTTATCCCCTGCTCTTAGCTCATCAACGAAGTCATTACCAAAACCGAATATCACCTTAGACAAATCACCTTGACCACCTCTGTCTCTAAAAACCATGCTTTGCAATCCGCGCTTGTGTCCGTCCATGTCGAATATGTGTAGCGTGACTTGAAACTTGCGGTCTTTCTTCATAATTCGGCGGCGCTTTGATTTAATCCATTGGCCTGTGAATTGCGCTCGGTCCGCTGCTTTTTTATAGTCGTCATCGTGAAGATAGATTTTGAAGTAACCGTCGAATACTGGTTTGAATGTTGTTTGGCTCATAACGACCCCTTCTTAGTCATTACGCGGTTTGATAAATCCACGTAGCAACCTGCTATCTTCATGTTTTTAAGGTATTCAGCGTTCTCTTTACCGTATGCGACTAGCACACTTGGCGCTCCAGCCGTACCGCCCTTTTCACCCTCAACCGTGTAGAAACTCAAACGACCTTTGATAAAAAATATTGCGTCTGCTTTTTCCCAAACTGAGCTAAAGAACATTCGCGTTTCAGTGCGAGCAAAAACAAGTCCTATCGCGTTTCCATAGTCGGCGCACTTATCTAGCCACTTTTGCGTTTCCTTGCCGTAAGGTGGATTGCAGAACACACACCCCTCCCATTCCTTGTGCAACCCTTCGTCCTCTATCGTGTAATGCTTTTTTGCTGTGTCCCACGGTCTACCAATAGGACTGCAAGGGTCTAAGTCAAATTCACCTAATGCAGCTAAGATATGTGGCGGCGTTAGCCATTCGTCTTTTTGTGCTTCACGTTCAAAACTTACATTCATACCGCCATTCTCCGTAGTTCTGCTAATTTTTCACTGATTCGCTTATCTGCCTCACTGCCTGCTTGTACTGGTGCATGGCTGTGTTCTACTCGGTGCGTTTCCGGTACTTTGAAATCTGCGCCGTTTCTATGCTCACTCACCACTTGCTCGTAAATCTCTTGAAAGGTCTTGAAGTAATACTCAGTAGCACTGGCCAACACTCCCCAACCGATGCGGTTTGCTGTCTCATAAACCACTTCATGCTTCCAATCTCGCTTAACATCGCCTCTCATGCCGCAGTTTTGGCAAGCTGTCGTAAATGCTGATTGTGCTGCTGGATATTCGCTAGGCTTGTTTTGGCGTACTAACTCGATAAAATCCTGTGCTGCTGTTGGTGGCCATTTAAGATTTAGCGATAACTCTGCTGCTTGGTTAAACTCTTTGAGCGTGATACCTGAGTTCTTGATCGCAAGTGTCCATAGCTCTGCTGTTCTCAAATCTAGCGTTTGGCGCTCTTTTAGTTTGCTGCCATACATTCGTAACCAATCTTCAAACAAGTCAATGACAAGGTTAATTGACCGTTCTGAGTTCGCCTGCGTTTGGCTGTGTGTTTCCGTACTTAGCTGCTGCTTCTGCTCTGAGTTGGTCAAAGTGGTTATGTTGGCTGTTAGCTGATTGATGGTTTGCATTGTTATTCCCCTGATAATTTGTTTGCTGTGGTTTTGGCTGTGCGTTCAGATACCAATCAGCGTTAAATCCCTTCCAAGCTTTACCAATCCAAAAAGTAATGATTTGATCTAAGCTGTGGCCTGTTGCTTGCTGCGCTTTCTCTAATCCGCTATAGATTGGCGTCCAAGCTGTTTTAGTGTTTGATGCTTTGGTCTCTTTTCTAAGTATTAGTAAGTCATTCCAAACTTGTTCTGATACTGATTCAGGTTTGACTGGTTTATACCTAGTTGATTTCTTCTTGCCTTCATTCGCATTCTTACTATCTGTTTTATTAACTGGTTTATCATTTGGTTTACTATCTGGTATAGGTGCTTCACTTTTGCAGATTGCATTCTTCATATTTGAAGATTCCATACTGCAATTTTGAAGATTGCATTCTTCATTTTTGCAGTCTCCATTCTTCATATTTGAAGATTGGCTGATAGCAAGGCTTTCAAGGGAAAAATCAGGCATTGAGTACCATTTGGTACGGTCATAACCTGCTTTGTTATAATTCCCTGATAGTATTAAGCCGTCAGATTCCATCTGCCTTAGTAGCCTTTCAATCTTGCTTGCTTTGTAATATGGAAATAGAGCTGCAAATGCCTTGGCAGAGTTGTAAGTCCAGTAGTAACCGTCATGTAGATTCGTTGAGTTGGCTTTATTTTTCTCTAGCCAGAACCGCAGGTTGTAGAGAATTACTGCTTTCTCCACACCATGCTTTTCTGCTTCTTCGACATAAAAACTATGGACTTTCATTAACTACCCCTATGCGACGCTCTCGCTTGCTAATCTCTCAATTACCCATGCCTCACCTTTAAGGCTGAATAAAGCCTGTGAGTGACCCATGTCTGTTTGTTTCATCTCGCCAAGCCCTTTATCTACAAACCACTGCTTAAACGCCTTGCCGCGCTTGTGAGCCATGTTGTAAACGCCTATCTCGCTAAGTACGCGATTAAGCATGATTGCCGATAGACCTATCTTTTGACCGACCTGCGTTGCTGTAAGTAGCGTGTGACGGTCAACTACTTTGTCGTAATGCGCTACTTTTGGCGCTGCAAGCTCTAATTGCTTAGCTTGGTCTGCTGCAAGCTGTAACGCCTCGGCGAACGATTGCGGTATTTGTATTGCTGGTGCTACGCCTCTTTCTAGCTCGTCCCATCGTTTAACCAATGCCGCGGTAAATTCAGGCGATAACTGAGCGACTACCACGATGCTATCTAAGCGACCCTGCTCGCCTGAAAAAACATACACCATTGTTTTGCTGTTCGGGCTAAGTGATTGATTTTGCTTAACTTCCGTCATTGGTGGAAGTTGGATAACCGCTGGTTTGTTTGGTTTATCAGTAGCTAGGCGCTCAATGCTTTTTCTTACTACGTCATGACGACTACCGACCAAATCAGCGATTTGTTGGCTGGTCATTGATTGATGATTTTCTTGTGTTAAAATATTCATGCTGATATACTCCGATTGTGTAAAGTTCGTTGAAGCCCAGTCAGTTGCGTCTGATTAGGGCTTTTTTATTGCTTGTCTAAAACGTATCTCACGATAATTCTGTTCTCGCGCTCGCCGCGTACCTTGTAACCTTTATTTCTAATCGCTCTTAAGGTGCGTTGAAGATACTTGTAAGACATATTCCAGTCTGCTACATCGAAAAAACCCTGATTTAATAGCTTGTCTAAAACCTCTTGACCTGCTTGCGTCATGCCGTCGCTAACCTGCTTTAGCTGACTATCTTTTCGTCTATCTTCTTTGCGCCATTCTGCTAACTGCTTAGCGATTTCTTTAGCGTCTCGCGCTTCTTGTTTAGCTAGATTCTTTAATGCCTGACGATGTTCACGCTGCGCCTTAGCAACCGCTGCTTTGCGCTCTTTGCCGCTTAGCTCACGTAACATCATGCCTTTGGTATCAACTACGCTCAAAACGATGCCGCCGTTTGGCTTATTCTCAGCGCGTTTGTGCGGAAACTGGTCAAGCCATGCCTCTACTGCATCGACGGCGATTGCTGTATCGCTATTTTTTGGGTAATTACTCATTGCTGGGAAGTGCGTTTCTCTATCTGACATTTTTAAATCCCTATAAAATTTCTTCTGCTAGAATCCAACCGACTATCGCTTTGCCTCGGCATACCGTTAAAATATCCAGTTCGTACTCTGTTTTAAGCAACCTGATTGCGTATTTTGTACCCTCTGGACCAACCCCTAACCCTAGCGCCTCAAAGTCCAACCAGTTTAGAAACTGACCTTTTTTAAACTTGCTGCAAATTATGTCTAATTTTTTACGCAGCTCTGGGTCTCTGTTTTTATGAGACATGATTAACCCCTAAGAAAATGAATAACTGCGTAAATGATGATTAGTAAAAAAATACTGTTTAGCGTGACCCAAAGTTTTGCGTAAAAAGCATTTCTCTTTGCGTCTGCAAGCGCCTTGGTTTCAATCGGCTTGTTGGTTGTTGATTTCATTGTCGTTATCCTTAACTTGGTAAATTTCGTTGCTGTAAACGTTTTCCGGTACTTCGTAGCTATGACCACCGGCAAAAGTTATGGTCTTAGATTTATTCTGCTTAGCCTCTACGCGGTCAAACTCACGCTTCCAAGCTAAGTCGTCTAATTTATTCATCCTGCTTTTGTCTCCTTTTCGGTTACCGTAATCATCTGTTGATGATCTTGATTGAATTACTGTTATGAATACGCTTTCGCATATCCTCTTTTGTGTTTCTGACAAGCTGATTTGCTGCATGGGCGGTAAACTCCTCTACTGTCATTCCAAGTTGGTTTGCTGCCCACTCTAAATCCTCTATTTCATCTTCCTTGAAAGACGTTGGTATATCAGGCATAAGCCCTCCTTTCGGTGACCTAAAAACGCCTAAACTGCGTCTTCTATATCAGTTAGATTTCGTTCAAACTCTTCCTTGAGCTCTTCGATAAGTCTTAGCGTAGCTTTGCGGACTAGCGTGCTCTTTTGCATACCAGTTAAGCCTGCTATATGAGCAATAGCCGCGATTTCGTCATCGTTAAATCGAGCGTTGACGCGATGGTCTTTGATGTGTCTAGGGTCGTCGTACATGGGTTATGCCTCCTCTGGTTGTAAAGACGATAAATCAGCCTTTAATTTGTTTTTGGTTAGAATTTGGATTACAGCTTGACGTTCTGCTGGTATGCCGTTTGACCGCCATTTACCTATCGCAGTCTTACTAAGCCCAAATTTACGAGCTACTTCAGAGTCATACTGAAAGCCATAGAAAAATTTTACGTCATCGACATTCATAGTAAACCGCCGTTAATTATTAAGTTAACCGTAGTTTACTACGAGTAAAAAACAATTACAACTAGTTAAGATAAAATAGTTAACCTAAGTTTACGGAGTAAAGCAGAATGACAAACATTGAACTAGAAATGATGGGCAAGAGGATTAACGACCTGATAATTGATCTAGGTCTTAACAATGTTAAGATTTCTGAAGAGTTAGGCGTTTCTAAGGTTGCAGTAGGAAAATGGCGTAACGGACAATCTGAGCCGTCAGGCAGCAACATGAGTAAATTGGCTCGTGTGCTTGGCACTACCGCCGACTTTTTAGTGAAAGGTAAGAATGATGGTGAACTATATAGCGACTCCAGTTACTCACAAGTGGTTGGCTGGGATTCAGACACACAGTTAGAAGATGATGAGTTTGAAATCCCTTATTACGATAAAGTTACGGTTACTGCGGGCAACAAGGAGGGGGAAGTGCAGGAAAATACTGGTAAGAAGATACGCATGAGCAAGCGTTCAGCTCGTAAAGCTGGCGCAAGCATCACACAATCTTTTAGTTATACGAACGATGGTGACAGCATGGAAGAGCGTATAGCAGATGGCGCAAGATGTACTGCTGACGCCAGTAAAAAGGAAATAAAGGACGGCAAGATTTATTGCTTTAGGCACGGTGTTATGAGGCGAACCAAGTACCTATATATGCGACCTGACGGCGGATTACTTATAAGAAGTCATAATGAAGAGTATGAAGAAGAGATTGTTGCACCTGAAGATATGGGTGATATTGAAATATTAGGTTGGGTTTGGGAGTGGTCAAATATGGAAAGATGGTAGTAAAAGTCAAGTAAAGTAAAACAAGGTTAATAGACCGCCCATTGAGGCGGTTTTTTTGTGTCTCGAATTTAACCTATGCAAAATAAAGTTAACTTTGATTAACTTTTATGTTGACCTTGGCGGTTAACTTGGGTAAACTGTAGTTAACTTGGAAGGCAACGAAAAACGCTACCAATTATCGCAAGGCAAAACGCGGACGACGCAGCGATTACCAAATTCAAGACATAAAAAAGCCCGTCCGACTCTCACATCAAAACGGGCTTTACCTACTAACTAAGGAATAATTATGACAGCAATTATAGAGCAAATCAATACCGAGCAACTGGCAGCAAAGTTAAAAGAGCTGCAAGCCGAGTTTAAGCATGACGACCTGATGGACTATCTCAGAGCCAAGCCGCTAAACATAGACCTTTATGTCAATAAAGACGACATCGTTATCAGCTTTGACCTAAACAAAGACAATGCTATCACGGTCGAAATCAAAACAGATTACAACCGCGGCGAATTGGTCAACGTAGAAATCAGCTACATCGAAGTAGATAACATTGAAGATACTTACTTTATAGACGATGAAGATAGCGACCTGCTACTACAGTGCAAACGCATTATCCATGACGCGGTGCATTACAAGCTACTCGATGAAGATAGCGAGATTGAAACCGCATTTTATAACGAAGTTTACGCATAAGGAGAGCGACATGGAAAAGAAAATAGTAGATATGGGCGTTATCTCCGCGATATTCCACTACTCGATTGACGGTGATACAGCCGTCATTCATGAGCTGTGGCTAGGTGGTGCTGAGGCCGTTAAATTCCCTTTGACCGATTGGTACGATATTAAAAACTTTAGCGAAATGCTAAGCGGCGCGATTGGTTTTGATGTTGTGGTAGCAGAAGTGGAGGAAGCGTAATGAAACAGCTAACGCAAGCGGTGTTTGATGGCATGCCAAAATGGATAAAAAGTGCTCGAGTGGATAATAAAGGCAAATTGGTTGTTTACAGCCTAGACGCATCAACAGTAACTCGAATATTGAACAATGAAATACTGCTGCCGTGGAACTGCGGCATCTGGGAATCAGGCTACGATGCAACGGATTGGCAAAACAGCGCCATAGATAGAGAGAGATGAAATTATGAGCAAGCTAATTATCACTCCCCTGGCAGCGTTAATCATCGCTGCTAATGTTTGGGCAATAGCTCCAGCAATGGATAAAGAATACGACAGCAAGCAAGCGTCTGTCATCAATCACAAGTATGACAACTTAGATAATCAAGCCGACATTGACGACGATGTGACTTATCAAGCAATCGACGGCAAGGCTTACAAGATGGTTGATGGCCTTGTTAGTAATGAATGGGTGCCATTGACTAGCGACGGTTATGTTGATGACTACGACAGCTCGGCAAAGGCTAAAGAGATTAAAGCGGCGAATGAGAGCTTGAAACGGATTAAGGGTGATTTATGAAAATTAAAAAGTCAGATTTGCTAAATATGGTTCAAGAGCAGAACGATGTTATCGCTAAGCTCGTTCGTCAGGTTAATTGTCATCACGAAGATATTATTCGGCTTGAGGGTATTGTTGAACCTGAGCCACAGCTCATTGCAATTAGATCAAAGCGTGACATAGCAAAAGAGCTGCTAGAGGTTGATTTAAGTAGTGAGCTGACGGGTAGTGATTATTACTACAGCAAGTCAGTAACAGAGCGCCTAGAGAACGGTCAAGAATTAGTGATGTGCTTTGTTAGCAATGTATCAGAGTCGGATGCAATGCAAGAGCGCCATGTAGAGGTAATTACTAGCGTAGATACAGAGTTTAACGACACAGACGGTTACGGGTGGCAATACGCCGTACCAATCAACAACCAAGGCGAACCGTTGACCGCAGCCGATGTCGGTTTATAACTAATAATAAGGAATAAGACTATGAGTAATCAAAATACAGACGGTTTGAGCAGCCAACTAGCAGTAATGGCTGAAAACCTAAGCATGAAGAATGTGAGTAATGATAGCTTACAAGCGACTTTATTAAACACAGTTTTTAAGGGTGCGAACTACGATCAACTCGTATCACTTGTGGTTGTCGCTAATCAGTACGGCTTGAATCCATTTACTAAAGAAATTTACGCCTTTCCTAGTCGTGGCGGTATAACGCCAATCGTATCAGTCGATGGTTGGGCGCGGATTATTAACGACAATCCTAATTGTGATGGTATTCAGTTTGAGCAAGATGAAGAAAGCGCAACTTGTAAGATTTACCGCAAAGACCGCAATCACCCGACCATCGTTACCGAGTATTTATCTGAATGTAAGATGAATACCGACCCGTGGAAGAAGTACCCAAAACGCATGTTACGCCACAAAGCGCTTATTCAGTGTGCCCGTGTCGCTTTTGGTTTTAGCGGTATTTATGATGAAGATGAGGCAAAACGTATTGACGGCGGCATAACAACTGTTGTCAGCGATGCAGAGCCAGTGAATGACGGTTATAGCGAGTTTTATAACGCTGAATACCCAAGACTACTTGAAGCAGCAAACAAAGGCACTAGCGAGCTAATAGAGGCGCAAAAACTGCTAAATACGCTTGACAATAAAGACCACGCCAAACGCTTATGGGCTGCCGTCAGTCCTGAGCTAAAGCAGGTAGCACAAAAAGCAGATATGAATAATGCAGACGATATTATTGATGCGGAGATAATCGAAGATGAACCTACTACAGAGGCATGATGAATGGCTGTCTGACAGGGTTGGCAAGATAACTGCTAGCCGTGTCAAAGACATCAGCGCCAAACCACGTAAAGGCAAGGCACTTAACTCAATAATGCTGAACCTTTTAAAAGAGCGTTTAACTGGTGAGGTCACTGACTTTTATATCAACGAGGCTATGCAATGGGGCATCGACCAAGAGCCGAACGCCATTGCAAGCTATGAAAATATAACAGGTGAGTTTGTCGTGGGGTGCGGATTGATTAACCACCCTACTATCTCAATGAGCGGTGCAAGTCCTGACGGATTAATCGGTAAAGATGGGTTGCTTGAAGCTAAGTGCCCTAATACCGAAACGCACTTAAACACGATACTTACGCAGCAAGTGCCTGACGAATACTTGCCGCAAATAACATGGCAAATGGCTTGTACTGGTCGCAAGTGGTGTGACTTTGTGAGTTATGACCCACGACTACCTGAGCAACTGCAAACGGTCATTATCCGCGTCACGATTGACGACGTTGATATTGAAGCGTTAGAAAACGAAGTCGCGGCATGTAATGCCAAATTAAACGAAATTATAGAAAACTTAACCAACAAAACGATAGGTGAAACAGTATGAGAGGCGTAAACAAAGTAATAATCATCGGTACATTGGGTGCTGACCCCGAAGTAAAGCAATTCAGCAATGGTGGCAGCATTACCAACATATCAGTAGCGACAAGTGAGCAATGGACAGACAAACAATCAGGCGAAAAGCGAGAAGCTACCGAATGGCACCGTATTTCACTATCTAATCGCCTTGGTGAGATTGCAGCACAGTATTTGCGTAAAGGCTCAAAGGTTTTTATTGAAGGCAAAATAAGCACGCGCAAGTACCAAGCGCAAGATGGTACAGACCGCTATGCCACTGAGATTAAAGCCTTTTCAATGCAAATGCTAGATAGTGCTAATGGCGGTCAGCAGCAGAGCAATCAAGGCTATCAGCAACCTACGTAAAACAATCAAGCGCCAAACCCATACGCGCAGCAAGTGGCGCAAAACGCGCAAGGTATGCAAGGACAGGTTAATCAGCAGTTTGCTAATGCTAATCAAAACCCTGCAATGAATGGCGGCGGTGTGGTGGACGATTCGATACCTTTCTAAGGAGATAATTATGATTAATTGCAAATACTGCAAAACCGATAAGCCGATAGATGATTTTTACCAGTCATCTATTCGCAAGGACGGCAAATCAGGTAATTGCAAAGATTGCATACGCGCTAGAGTCAGAGCCAATCGAGCCGCTAAAATTGACTACTATCGTGAGTTTGACCGCAATAGAGCCAACCTACCGCATCGCGTAAAGGCTCGCAAAGAATATGCTCAAACAGAGCAAGGTCAAAAGGCTTTAGCTAGAGGCAAGGCAGCTCATTACTATCGCTACCCCAACCGGTCAGCAGCTCGTAACGCAGTAAACAACGCTGTCCGTGATGGTCGATTGCATAAGCCTAGCCAATGTGAGTCATGCAACAGTGAGGCAGCTTTGCATGGTCATCATTGCGACTACAACAAACCGATGGACGTTATGTGGCTTTGTGATCCATGCCACAAACAATGGCACAGAGATAACGAACCAGTTTATTGCAGCGAATTGAAACTCGCTTAACTAAATTACCGAGCAGTGCGGGGCTAATACACTGACGCGTCAAGGCTAGATGATGATGCGCTATAAAAGAATCGTTAGCAGCTGAGATTGTCGTTTTTGCTCGATTATCGAGATTCCTTGGACAAGGCAAAGCCGATTGACCACCGATAGCACTTAGGTGCAGGTCATCTATTTACTAATAAGGATAATAACAATGAATAATTTACCGTTACAGCCGTTGGTTTGGGGTGTTGATGAATACACTGGAGAGCCTGCAAGTAACAGCCTGTTGCATGGTTATATAGTAATGAATGATGGCAATGGCAAGTTTAAGGTGGCGTACTACTTACTATCAGGCGGTACATACACAAAGTTTGCCACCGGCTTTGCAACCATCGACGAAGCCAAAGCATGGGCTTGGAATCACTACAACGAGAAAATGCAGCCGTATGTTAAGCCTGACTCTATAACCGATATTGCAAACTGGTTTAAAGCTGCGAAGCCTGAGCCGACTGATAAAAACAAAACGACTCAGCTTGGTTGCGTAGTTGAGGAATTTGCAGAACTTATGGAGTCGGTGGGTCTTGATGGTACTGCTAGAGAGTTGCAAGGTATAGCAGATGAGTTAAAAGGATTTACGCTAAAGTATGCTGCTAAATTTATCGAACGCATTAACAAGATTGACGCGCTAGATGCCACGTCCGACATTACCGTGACAGTACAAGGTTTTAATCAGCTAATGGGTTTTGATGGACTAGGCGCTCAACGTGAGGTTATACGCTCAAACAATAGCAAGATGGTTGATGGTAAGTTTGAGTTTGATGATAACGGTAAGATTGCAAAGCCTGAGAGTTATAGCGAGCCTGATTTAACTAAGTTTGTGGAGGTGACAAAATGACAGGAATTTACTACACCACTCAAGACATTAAAGAAATATTCCAATGGAAATCTGACGATACACTGGCCCAGCGTCGTAAGTCGGGATTTTTACCTGAGCCGGATATTCAAGGCCGACCTAACAAGTGGCTAAAAACCAAAATTGATGCTATTGTTGGCATTGATTCGAACCCAAAAGAAGGGGCCGAACTCGAAGCGCAAGACTAGCCATTTTTACCTATGACGGTATCGATGGCGGTATCGTCTACGTTTATCATAATAATAACTATAAATATCAATACTTTATCAAATCAATTCGAGTCCCTGTGGGCGCACCAATCATTGTATTTAGACATAACCTCGCATTACCTCAATCCCTTTAAACCCCTTATACGCATACATAGTTGTCTTTATTGATTACTTGTTATTACCTGCTAGCACCTCTACAATGTTGTTAAATAAGTTGTTAAATAGCATACAACATCATTTTTTGTTGTTAATTATGCAGTGAGGTTGTTGTTAAACCTCCGAGAGCCTAGAGGTATAAGCCATGACAAGAAAAACAGACTACCGTCTAACTGACGCTGGCGTGAAAGCCATCGCCAAACAATCCACACCGACCAAAGTCACGCGCCATGGTGATGGCAACAATCTATATCTTATACAACACCCAAATGGCTCACTGTTTTGGCAGGTGACTTATCGCTATCAATCCCCTAAAGACCTTAAGCCAAAGCAAAAAACTTATCAGATCGGTATTTATAAATCTGCCAAGCAAATCATTGGCTCTACATTTAAACCAGAGGTGTCACTAAAAGAGGCTCGGCTGGCACGCGATAAAGCTCAGGCGCTCCTCAGTGATGGCATTGACCCAACTGAGCACAAAAATCATGAAAAAAATAATTTTGAGCAAAAAGACTTATTTAAAGTGATTGCCAAGAGCTATATTGACGAAAAATCTACCACTACCTCTAAGAATATTCAAAAACTTCACAACTATCTAAATAGGCATATTGCACCTCATATCGGTGACTATCCTATTGCCTCTATTACTGCACAAGACGTTATCAAAACAGGTCTAGAAATTCAAAACTACTTCGAAAAACAAGGCAAATGGACAGCCGATACTACAAGTAAGTGTGTTGAGCTAATTGGCTCAGTTTTTGAATATGCTATTAATACGTTAGGCTACGATATCATTAATGTCGCTCATGGTCGTAATAAAGCTTTAAGACCTCATCAGGCTAAGCGTATGAAAGCGGTCGAGCAGCATCAACTTTCTGAATTATTACATAATATTGATAAATATGTTGCAGATCATCCGAATGCCCATGAACAAACCGTGGCTGGCATGCAGCTGATGACCTTCTGTTTTGTTAGAACGAAAGAGCTAAGGTTTTTTGAGTGGTCGGAGATTGATTATCATAAAAATGTGTGGCGTATACCGGCTCATAAGATGAAAATGCGTCAAGACCACATCATTCCGCTGTCATCACAAGCGATGGCCATTATCGAGCGTATGCGACCTTTGACAGAAAAAACGGGTTACGTATTTTATAACTTCAGAAAGAATAAACCTTATAGTGAGGCTTGGTTTAATCAAGCTCTGAAACGCATGGGTTACACAGGTGATCCCTACCCTGAAATGACTGGGCATGGATTTAGACAGCTTGCCAGCACATGAGCTATGCTGAAGAAACCGTACAACTAAACTTGGTAAACTAAGCACAATTATAGGAGTTTACCATGACCAAGAAATTAAGAACCTACAGTAACGAATTTAAAGCTGAAGCTGTCAAGAAGATAGC